TATTCTCGGTGTCGTAAATTCTATAATTTTCTTTCTAATTTAAATATAGGTTCTTCTGTAGTAATACACACTTCCCAATGAGGTAAAGTATCTGACTTATAACCATTTCCGAAATCTACATCAGTACGACCGGGAATCATTTTAGATTTTCTGCATCTTATACCTAAACTTCTACATATAAAAATTAAATCATCTATTAATCTTTCGGATGTACTTACGAAATTACAGCTACCTGTAGAACTAGATGAACCGTCGGTATCCATAAGCCCTTGTAATAATTCTAATCTGGTGTTTACATCTGCATATTTATAATCGTCTGGTATAAACTTATTTTCTGCTTTTACTCTTACACCATACTGTTTTAGATATCTTCCTAATTGGTGTTTTGTTTTATCATGTGATAGTATCACATATGCAAATCTATCGTCTACTTTTTTAATACTATAATTTGGTAGTTTCTCAGTTAAAATATCTACAATCTACTAATCGTCTGTAGAAAATCTTATCTGCGTTCCGCATATGTATCCATCTCCTAACAATACGCCCATTACGTATGGATCTACTAACGGGGCAGTTTGATTAAAATGCAAAGGATTAATTGATGGTAATTTGTATGGATAACAATATTTTCCAGGACTACCTTGCTACAACTTTAGTTTACTGTATTCTTCTGTAGTTTTAATATGTAATTTTCCTCTTGTAGAATTTAATGTAGACCATAAATGATTTTTGCCACATCTTACTTTTCTACCATCCTACAATTCTATTTCCCATACCTCTTGTTCACCTTGTTCTATTATTTCAATAACTTTACAAGGATCACCGCAAGGATTCATTACTAAATCTCCTACTTTTAAAGATCCCATTTCTACAAAACCAGTAGGTGTAAGAACTGGTTCACTATATGGCTATTCATATCCTTTACGACGTGATTTAAGTAAACATATGTGTTTTCCTTTATCTTCTGCTTCTTGTACTGCCTAGAAGTAGAAATAGTCATAATCATAGAAATCAGGGAATGTTACTACACTATCTCTTTTTACTTTAGTTTCTCCATTAGGTAATTTAGTAACAGTGTTAACTATACGTTGCATTGGACAAAAGTTAATATAAAAATAGTTATACCCAGTGATGTAATCTCCATCCTCTGCGGTATAACCATTAATGCAACGATCTTTCTATTCGTCCCAGTATGTGTAATATTCAGTAGTACCAATTGGATACTAACAATAAGCTCCGGTCTTTAAGAATGTTAAAGCCGGAGTTCTAAACTTATCACTATTTATTATTTTCTTCTAGAAGTCAATCATAGTTTATTCTTTAATTGGTCGCCCTACCACCGAATCGAACCCGGACCTAGAGGGTTAGAGCCTCTCGTGCTACCACTACACCATAGGGCAATATGTCAGGGAATATTTAATGTCTGTCCCTGTCAGACCTCTCTATCAGTTCAACGAGATTATTTCTTAAACAAACTCTTTAGCCAATGAATAGTACGCTTAATAATACCTTTCTTCTTAGGTTCAGCTACTGCTTCTTTCTTATATTCTTCAACCAAAGATTCACCAGCTTCTTTAAGATAAGCATCTGCTTTTCGTTTGTTATCAATTTCTTTCTCAAGCACATCACAAATTTCTTCAGTGCTATTGCATTTTGTTAAATCAAGTACTTTCTTCATAGTTTCTTTATTTATATTCATATAACGTACCTATTAATTTATTGTTATAAACTTGTGTATAATTTGCACAAATTAAGCTAATTCATAAGGATTAATCTGAGCATCTCCACGTACTTTAGTAGTACTAACTTCTTCAGCTTTAACTGCCTTTTCGAGGAAATCTAATGTTTGAAAAGTAGCTTTTACTTTTTCCATACCAGCTAATAGATCTTTAATCTTCTTTTCATCTAGTTGCTCTTCTAGAGAATCTTCATAATACTTACTAATAGTATCTACTTTGTTTCTCATACTATCAAGCATTCTTAGATTTCTAGTATATATTAGCTTCTTATAATCATCTTCACAAGACTTTTCTTCTACAGTAAGATTATAATTCTCATCACCAAAGTATAACTACTTAAGCTTCTTTTCTCTGATATCTGGTTCTAGCTGAAGTACATATGGAGATTTAAAATACCACATAAGTACTATATAACTTATTACATTTGTAGCTTGTGTTTTATCTGGCTTATCAGCCTCCCATAACTTTTTAAAGAATGGGAGACCCAAAGCGTCAGGGTGTATTACTACTTTACCACCATTTATATCAAATAATTTCATCAGTTACTTCTTCAACACTGGGTTCAAAATTCTCTGGCATAAACTCCTCAGGATGCTGAGCTCTATACTCTTCTTCAGCTTTAGTATTAGTAATAGCGTCTAATAGTTGATAGAATTTCAATTCTACCGCTTCTTGTTGTTCAGCAGGAATCTGATTAGTGATTAATTTATCCATTAACTCCTTCATTACATCCTCTGTGAATTCTCCTTGGACAATATCGGTCTTATATCTACTGTCACCGATAACTACTTCAATAAAATTTCCAACACCTGATGCACTTACAGGAATAATTGTAATATCTAGATTTTCCATAATTATTCTTTTACTTCTTTAATTTCATTATTTTGTTCTGCTGTAACTTCTCCAAATCCTTTTTCTCCTCTTTCAGTTTCACTTAGTTCTTCTACTAAAGTAGGTTCTAATATAGAACAAGGTACAATAACCAATTGAGCAAATGGTTCATCTATAGTATATACTGTAGGAATAGCATCTGTAGTTACTTTAAATTTAGCCATTAACTCTCCACGATATCCGGCATCTATTAAACCTACTCCATTTGTTAAAGCTATAGAACGTTTACTGATTGAAGACTTCATCATAAGTAAACCACAATATCCTTCAGGAATCTCTACTGCTAAATCAGTATGATATACAAGTACTAACTTTCCGCTATTATCTACTTCCTGAGTAATACGAGTAGCATACAGATCCAATCCAGCATCTCCTGCTGTGGCTCTAGTAGGCAACTTGCCTTCAGACTTTTTAATCTCTTCTGTACCGTCTTCTTTCTTTACTGAGTAATCTAACTTTTTAAATTTCAATTGTTCCATAAATCTTTTTCTACTTTTCTATAACCTTCTTCTAAAACTTCTACTATCTCTTTAATTATTTCATTCTTAGTTGTGTCAACATTAAGACCTTGTGTAATTTCTTTAGAGTGTACAATTCCATGAGTAATACCTTCTTCATTTTTACGTATTAAGTGAACGTGTAAAGTAGGATTACCGATACGATTTTTATTTACATCTATACCCTATGTTTCCCACCAAATAGCTTCTAAATTATTCATCTTGTTCAATATCTTTTGTATTAATACTAATTGCTTTACCATGATGAAATCCCCAATCTAAGAATACTGTATTACAAAGTACATGATCTATATGAGGTAGTCCACTTTCAGGATCTATTAATTCTCCTTTGTCTATAGCAGTAAGATGTCTTAGTAATGCTGCTTTGTATCTTTTCCAAAAATCTGGAAGGTTTTGCCAACTGTTATCTGAGTATTTCTGAGCTCCGTAAGTAAGTACCTTACCAATGTTTTCAACAATATCTAATGGAACTAGATCCATTCTTACTTTACCACAATCATATTTCTTACCATCATTCTCCATCTTCAATATACTTATTAGTTAAACAATTGTACAATCCTTTTATCTGTAGCTGTCTAGTTTCAACGCTGTCTGTATCTTTCAACTTAGCTAAACCTTCTAGAATATCATCCATGAATTCATTGTATGTTAAGGAATAGTTATTGATCTTCTTATCTGCAACTTCCATTAACTCTTTTAGCTCTTCACTGATATTAGATCCAAATTGTTTAACGTTGTTTTTCTCAAATTCCCATAGAGCTAATGAATCTTCTTTACTCTGTCTTTCCATATTCTTTCATTACTTTAATAAAACATCCAGCAGCCCAGCCAACTAAATACGCATACCCTTCGTTACCACCACCTGAGAATTCTTCTCCATTCATACCTGTAACTTCAAAGTAATAATCAGTTATGTGAACTGATTCGTGTGCTATATGCGTACCATCTAATTCATCAGGTCTATATATTATGCAAATAATACCCATCTCAGAACTACTGTTTAACATAACCGGTCTACATTCTGCAATAACATCTCCGTCATACGCCTTTAACATTTCTTCTTCAGCTTCTTTTCGTATTTTATCGAAACCTGGTAATAAGTTGTATATAGTGAATTTCTTTAATATTGTGTATACATCTTCTTCCTTTTCTATTATAGCTATCCAAAATGTTCTAGGATATATATTATCAAACTTTCTTAGTATCATATTCTTAATAGTCTACTGTCATTAATTGCTATATACATCTGTATATTGTTAAGTAATACAGGATCAAAGTAAATAGAATCTAACCAGTGAATCTTATAATTAGGTGTTAAGCATTCTTCAATAAACTGTCTCATTTTGTTTCTTTGTATCTCTTTTTTAATTTAAGTTTAAATAAGTAAGCAAACATAATATCTTTAGTATCTTCATCATTTGACATTACTTCTTTAGCAAACTTAAATGGACTATTGCATATTACTTCTATAACAGGATAAGGTAAATTATATTTGTTTGCCAGACTTGAGTAAATTGATATCTTTTTTTGCTGTTGCATTTATATAATATTCACTAGTTTCTAACTCTGTTAAAGATTCTCTGATGGTATTAGGTCTAATAGAATTTATTATTACTATGATATCATCTTCATCCAAGTCACGATTTCTGTATAGTATATCAGATAATTTCTTGATTTCTTTATTAGAGTAAGGTTTCTTTGGTACAAAAGAAGTTAATTTCAGATTAGAACGTAAGTTAAAAAGATGTCTAAAATATCGTACTAACCTATTACTTCTATTCTCTACATGTACTATATGCCCATTATCAAAGATCATATAGAAATGTTTATTATTTATTTTATTATTCATTTACTCTTAGTATTAATGTTATTTGCACCCTATCTTTTATTATCTCTGGAATTAGTATCTTATTAACTACTAATTCATCTTCTGCTTTTCCCTGTACTAAAAGACCCTCTTTCTTGAACTTACTTATATATCTACTTAAGTTATCAGGAGTAATACCCATAGTACTTTTAATCATTCTACGATTGTCAGTATTGGCTACATTTTTACTTACACCAGGTATTGGAGTAAAGTTCACATCTAATTCAACGAACTTAGTAAGTAACTCCAATTCCCTATTTGTAAGTTGTAGTATACCATTTAAAGCGTTAAGGTATTCATAGTAAAGATTGCCTTTATTAACAGTCTTTACTAATTTATTCATCTAACAAATCTTTAATACTGTTGAGAACTTTATTTAAATTGTGGTATACAGTTTCTGCTTCTACTTTAACACATTGCTGCACATTACCTTCATTATAATCCTTCATCAGTTCATTATAATCTTTAGTATATGTATCAATCAAAGTATTAACGTATTCTTTTACTTTCTCTAACTTATCACAACAGCATTCACATTCATCCTCATTATTATCTTCTTCTGCTTCTTCACTGTACCAAATTACATAATCTTTGTTAGCTAATTCTTCCATAGTAGAAGAATCAAATGCCATTGAAGTATAAGTTTCTGTATCTGATACTACTTCAGATTTCTGAAGTTCCCACAAGTTTAAATCTTCAACTTTAGTAAACACATCACCTTTTTCAGCGAAGCTAAAATTCTTAATTACTTTGTATCCTTCCATATGTCTAACTTTTTATTTAATATCTTTTGTTTAAATTCTTGTATTCTGTTAAAGTTCTTCTTACACTCTTCATACCCATCAATTCTGCCTTGAATGTATCCTTCGTGTTTTCCTTGAGCATAAGTAAGAGCACCAAAACCGATAACACTTACAAGTACTATTATTATTGTTCCCATAATGCCCTTAAAACGCACTAACATAAAAAGTGTTTAAAATATTTAACATTTATTAATGTTTAGTAAAGTAATAGCAAAAAGAATGCCCTGCTTTGATGGCAGGGCAGCGATTTATTACTCTAAAAATAAAAACATTCAATTCATGAATGATAGCTTATTTAACGACTTTAGCTACAACGTCGTATGGTTTAACTAATTGTGAGTCTTTAAATAGATCAAAGTCTTTAGCAAATTTCTTAGGGTATACTATAGTATCACCAACCTTAATGGTACTATCAGTACCGATTGGAATAGATAGAACAATACCTTTTGCAAAATCTGATTCAACTTCTTTAGTATGAGTTTTTACTTCATACTTATTAAAACCTTCTTCATCCTTTTCCCCAGTAGGGATTTGTTCAGTATACTCTTTAGTAACCATAATAGGAGTTAAAGGTTTTACTAAAATATCTTTTTCAAAACTATATTCCAATCCGTTTACCACTGTTTCTAGTACTTTATCTTCCATAATATTTACTTTATAATATCTATTAACGCAGTAAGTAAAGTAAGGTTACTCATCTATGTGATTAAATTTACGCTTAAATATATATCCTTTATGGCAGATGTCCATTCTATCTTTAAAGTTAGCGCAGTTCATATTATTAACAAACGCACAACCTACACAACAACCTTTACTAAGCTCAGGAGTAGCTATATAAGTTTTATTCCTGAAAACATACTCAATTCTATCTGCTTTTTTTTGTTCGTTCTTTTCCATAGTAATACCGTTTTAGGGGCTACCTTTTTTAACCAAAGACCATCAGAAAGGTAGCTAAACTGAGCCTACTTACGATTAGGATTCCCTGGTGTGCTTCTACCTTATGGTAACTTCTTTAAGCGTGGAATGTACTACGATCCCGTGTACTTAGGGCACATTACTTTGTTAATTTATTTAGTATGATATAAGCTAGACATCCTAACATACCTACTAAACATAGTGCAGTAAATTCTGTCATTTAACTGTATTTATTTCTTTCTTAAACTGTTTATATAAATCTTCAGAGAAAGTATATTCTATTTGTCCTGGTAAAGTAAAGGATCTATAATTATCATTTAATTTATAGTTCTTACTTATCTTACTTAAGTAAAGACAATTAGAATACTGCTAATCTCTTTGTCTTATGAAATAGTAATTCATGCTTCTGTTATTATAAATCCATACAATCTCATTAGATTCTACTAAGTAGAAGAACTTAGTTTATATACTTCATTTGCAATAAAGTTTATATCATCATTTGAGTACATATTGTTAATAATAAGTTAATAGTAATTCTAAAGTAATGGGGCTTACATCATCTACTTTAGTTAATTCTTCTAATATGTCTTCTGTATTCATACTGTATTTAACTGTATCTACTGTATACAGTAACGTATATTTAACTATATTGGTTATTATTATTAACATTTATTATGAATATTTATTTAAGTTTAATAGCTATTTTTTAACATTATTTAAAATAAAAATATATAAAAAAATTTTTTTGGTGAAGAAATCTGTGTGTGGGAACCAGCAAAAATTCACACCCCTCTACCTTGTATCGGAGTGGAACACCCCTACGGGCTTGTATCTGTTGGGCTATTCCACACAAGTAACAAGTAAACAAGAAAGGAGAAAAAAATCATGTTAAGCAAATTGATTTCAGCAGAAAAAAGAACTCGAACTAATGGCGATGAGTTTTACGTGTGTACATTTAGTTATTCACAAGGCGCTAAGGATGCACCTACATTCATCACGATTGGAGGTGTTAAGGTATTGAATCCCCAAGCGGCTGCAATACGCAACATTAATCTTGTTAAGTGTTTGTTTCCCACTGAGGACGAGACGGCGAAAGCGTACAAGAAAAATCTTGACCGATTTATTAAGTGTATGGAAAGCGATTCAAAAACCTTTACAACAAAGAAGGGAGAAGTCGTTAAGTTATCTGATTGTGAATTTTCATTACCGTTGGTATATAAGACCTTGCCGGTTAGTGAGGTTTTAGGTGTAAGTAAAATTTACTACGCTGACGCAAATGGTGAACAAAAGGAGTTAACACAACTTAACGCTGTTGGGTATTCACGTCTTGAGATGATTGTCGACGAAAAGACGGGCGAAATTACTGATTATAAGGACTCAAACGAGTGGGATAATGACCTTAACGGAGGAACTTATATTGAAGTAATTACAAGGAACGCAAATGCAAACATTGCTAACGGTTCATATTGGTATGAGAAACGTGTCAATAAACCAGAAGCAAATGAAAGCGTTGGTAATCCTGTTTCAGAACCTGAAAAAACTCAACAAACTGATGACGAGGACGATGACGAGTAAACCTAATATATAGCTCTTGCAGTCTGACTGTGAGGGCTATGGTTTACCGTTTCAAACCAATTGAGTCACCATTATAGCAATTTTATTTATCAATAAAAATATATATTTATGAAAACATTTGCTTTTATTAGAAAAATAGTTCACAATTATCAAAATCCACATCAAAATTATCATTATTGTGGCTACGTAGGTATTATAGATGACTCCAAAATACCTTTAAGTATACAAGCAAGTAATGATCTCTGCGACAAAGAAGCTTTAGATTTCAAGATAGAAATACATGGTGGTATTACTTTTGACTGCAAACTTAATAGTATGACACCTATTATACCACTTACTGAAATACCACAAAATTGGCATCAGTATCGTTGTATAGGATTTGACCTTGCTCACGACGATGATATACAAAATAATGTTAATACCGATTATAACTTTTGTGTATCCGAAACCTTTCATTTAAAAGAACAAATTGAAAATTTAATTAAAATTTAACATTATGAAAACAAGAAAACACTTTATCAGAAAGTATGAACTCTTAGCAAGATGTATTCAAACTAACTTAGAGTTATTTATACTACAATAGTAATGCAGCTATAGACAGTGGCAAGTCTGTAAATGCAGAGCCAACTACATACCGAACAATAAATGTAAGTATAAATACTAATTTTTTAATTTAAAACAATTAAAGTATGAACTTAGAAGATATCAAATCGTACAAAGATGCGTGTAAAATCATTAATCGCAGACCTAGACGTTATAGAGATGCTCATATAAACACATATGAACAACTATCTACAATTACGGCAGCTGTCAATTATATTGAAACAGGTACGCTATGGAAACATATAATAAACAAAAATAATAAATTCTACGAAATTTTTTATTGGAAAACATTCGGCACTTCCTCAAACAATAAATCCGATAAAGGTCTTTTCGATCTTAATTCCTATGATGGGGTTAGTGATTCCGGTGCTTATATCGGTTCTGATTTACGATTTGCAACAGCACGTGGTGCAGAATATGTCAAAACAACTTTTAAAATACTATTACGTCAGTGGTTTGATCCTGATTCTATTAAATAGTAGGGGACAGCATTAGCTGTCCGCTTTATATGTTTAATCAATAAACTAAAAGATATGACATTAGAACAATTTCAAAATCTTAAAATCGGCGACATAGTAGTAGCTAAATTAGTTAATTCAAAACAAAGTCGCGTTAACCCTGTTACTAATATTGACAGAGGAAATCTAAAACTACACATCGGTAAGAGTGGAAAATGGCGTAGCTATTTGCAATTTGAAGTATTAACTGCGGATTACGTAGTTAAATGGATCAAACGAAGAATAGATAGTAAATCATCTCCTCATTTTACTATTGAAGTTAAGAGTGATACTGAAGTAATATTTAAAGTTCATAGAAAGGTACAATTCAATCAATGAAAAAGTTAACAGAACAACAAAAAGTCAGAAGGCAAATATTATTTAATATGCCTTATTTATTGCTTACGTTTCTTATTAAAGAAAAAGTATTAGATAGCTTTTTAGACGGCAGTAGTAAATATGCTCACGATAAAAAAATAAACCTAGAACCATTTTATACAAAATTAAGAGTTCCTAGTATGGCAATTGAATGTACACTTATATGGAGACATACAAAAGAAGGACATCATTTTTGGCAAAAACTCAACAATAAGTATAAAAGTATATGGGAAATGAACGATTCTGGCGCATTGTTATTACTATCAGATTATTAGTATACTTACTAATATTATTAGCAATAGTAGTAACAATAGTATTTGTAGCAAATAGTATTTAATCAATAAATAGTTATTATGCAAAAATTAATGTATTTTTTATTTGGACTCATAACTGCATTATTTGCAGCTGTGATGATTATTGAACATCAAGGAATATATTTCTTTGATGAAGAAGTGTATGGACTGTTATATACCGATTATTGGAATTATTGGTATTACTCTAAAGTAGTGATAATCGCACTATTTATATTCTGCGTATTATCTTTTGTATATACACTTGGTAGTGGGTATAAAGATAAAGACGATGGATACAAAGAAATCAAACCAAGCTGATTTAGCAGATATATGGTGGGATAAATTTGAAAACTGGTATGAAACACATCCAGTAACAAGAGTATTAATTGTAATAGATGCAATATTGATAGCATTTATATACTTAGTGTTAACTTAAAAACATTTATCAAAAATGAAAAGTAAATACGTATTTTGGCTAATTGCAGCAATAGTAGCATTAGCAATTTTTATCAGTTGTGCAAGACCTCGTAGTCCTAAAGAAAAACAGATCCCTGAAACGGACACAATTGAACAAGTAATAGCACCAACAGTACAAGAAGTGCTACAATGGCGTGAAAGTATGAGATTAGACAAGTATGTAGATAGTGTGTTCTTAGTTATGCCAGAACAAATACTAACTCAAATACTTGTAACTAAAGGTACAGATTTATCAAATCACGAAATTGTTTCTATTTATATTAGTAATAAAGACTTTTATGATAAATTAATAAAGAGGAGTATGGATATACAAAAGGAATATATACCAGATAGTATGCCAAGATCCTCATTACCTCAACTTAATAGTGATACAATTCACGAAGCCGTTAACTATTAAATTAAATAAGGTTACTTCAGTCTGTGAAGATAGAAGTAATCGTTCTTACTGTGAGAATCAGTGACAAACATGTGGGGCTTATATCTTAGATGTCCATCTAACTCGTGCTATAGTTAGACAAGGCAACCATCAAGTATTAGTGCAGACGTTAAAACTATGTACTCCAATAAGATTAGTTTGACAGCTATATCTGCTTATGAGTTAAAACTAAGTGAGAGTCATTTTAATTAGTATTTCAATTAAGCTGTATTAGTGTAGAAGTTACACAACGATGTGAATCGTCAAGCCTGCAATATACTGCAATATATTGTATAAACTATTACATGCCTTCTTTATTTACTGTAAGCGTACAGTAGAAAATGTGTGTTAATATATAATTAAGATTGATAAAACCATCTAGTTGCAGCTAGACGTCCTCAAAATATTGTATAATTAAAACTATTAAATATGAAAGAATGAATATTTTTAAGAAAATCAAACTGAAAATCAGTAGTTACAGAAGGCTAAAAGCTTATCATAGTAACATCAAACGACTTGCTGAATTAGAATTATTAGACAATCCTAAAAAGCAAAAAGAAGTTGCATTACGTTCACAATGTTTAATTCATGGGCACAAATGGAAAAATGAGCCTAATAACAATGAATTAAATATCCCTATTACTAAAAGAACTTACTGTGAAAGATGCGGTAAGTACTATAGTCAAGAAATTTATAAACAACTTTAAATTCATATCAAATGAAATCTTTAAACTTTGTAATTATTGGAATCCCTGCATCAATCAATCAGGAAAGTATTGTAACAGCAGTAGCTCTCATGGCTAAGAAACTTGGCTTATCAGAAGTACATACAGAAATACTTGAAACAAGTAAGTTTGTAACTAGCTCTTCAAATAAACAAATGATTGAAAACATCTTGAAAGATGTTATTACTGTGTGTACAGCAGCTGGTCTAATGAATATCGCTGCAATTAATGCCAATTTTTGGAAATTAATTGAAGATGGTAAGTTAACTAGACCACAAATTGAAATGATGCTGGATGAAAAAGAAGTTACAATTGAGTATCTCAACAAAAAGGGATGCGCTTATATCTTTGACCTTTTAGTACAAGCAATTAGAGTGTTATAATCATGGGAAAGACCTATAAAGAATCTCATTTTCCAGGTTCTAAGCAATCAGGAAAAGCAGCTGAATATCAGTCTAAAAAGAGAGTTAGACATTCTAAAATGCAACCGTATAAAAGGGAAAGAGCTATTGTTTAACTAAGAATTACTAATTAAGTAGTTATGATAGAATCCAATCAACACAGAAGGTTATAACGCCAGACCCCTAAAGGTGATTAATACCTACGGACTATACAACGGTCAACCTTATTTAAGGTCAGGAGAAGGAAAAGGGCTAGCTATCAAATAAGGCGTACGAATAGATAGTATAACTTTCTATTTCTTTACTATTATGTGGACAAAAAAAGAATTAAAAAAGAAAACAAAAGAAGAACTAATAAGTATTATCATTAAAATGCAAATAGATATCAAAGAAGAAAGAGATGAAATCTATCGCAGAAGCTTATTAGATACTTTTTAAGATTAATTCATTCACTTAAATAAATCAATTATTAACAATTAAAAATCAAAAAATTATGAAGAATTTTATGAAATTAACTGCAATTATGTTAGGTGTAGCAATGTTACGTGACAAAGCAACTGATGAAAATTACAACTTTGAAGCTGGTATGAAAAAACAAGAAGAAAAAGACGGTAAAGTTGAAGCATCAGCAGTTACTGAAGCAAAGAAACAGATCCAACAAGAACAACTTGAACGTGAATCTCGTGAAGTAAAACGTAGAATTCAGGATTGTGAAAAAGCTGTTTCTAGAGCAGAAAGATACGGACGTTTTGCATCAAAACACAAGAACATTATGAAAGACTTTTCTGAAGGACTGAAGAAAGCTCAAGCTGAATTTGAATCTACAGGTGATTACAAAGCTTGGGACAAAAAGTATTCAGAACTTACAGACAAGAAAGATGACGCTATCGCAAAAGCGAAAGAAGAAATCTTTGGTTCAAGATACGAAAATATCTATCTTTAATCAACATCCAAATTCTAAATGCTTTTATGCTAAATAGAATAAATGTGAACCCTGCAAACTATATAAGTCGCATTGTCGCATTGAGGAGTTCGGGGCAACATGAACTGAATTGACAGTTCTATTCAATGCTTTTATGCTAGTAATAGGATATTATGCCTACTGATCATGTGCTATAAATAGATCATTCTTTATTTAAATGCTTTTATGCTAACAAATAGAGGATAGTCTCATAGACGAAAAACAGTAAGTATATCAAAATACATATACATATAGTACTTTTATGTCTATATTTCAATCGAGTCTCTAGCTTGCTAGATGAGCACTTGGTATAATATGTATTCTGTCAAAGACTATAAATTCTAAAGTAATAGCAGCTTTATGCTATTATATACTAGATTTAATGCTTTTATGCTCATAATCAACGGTATGTACTATTACTTTAGAATTACATATTAAGTATAGAGAGTTTGATCGCTCTCTATACTACTAAAAGAGTATATTGCACTATTATATCAACCCAATGATATATGAAAACTCGTGTATGATGTATATCTCTCTAATTGAGGCGTTATCCGGTCTGCTAGGATATGAAGGCGCAGAGGTGTGCAAAACTCTTTATATTTACAACTTAAAATTATTTATCATGAGCTATATTGCAGCAGATATGTGGGGTGAACATCTATTCTATAATAAACCTGTTAGATATGTTCATGAAACAACAAAAAGAAGTTGGTGGATAGATCCAAAACATAATAATTCTATTAGTGTACCAATAGGTACGGCTAAACTATTTAATGATGCAGGATTCTTATATACTCATTATGTACCATTTGATAAAAGAAATATGTGTTTTGGAGATAATCCTATAGAAATAAAAGTATATTGACTGTTAGGTCATTATATGCCTGAGCAAGACGAGTCTTCGCCGACTCTACCTCCACTATAGAATAATAACAAGGGGGTATGTATGTATTGATTGGCAGAAACAGTAATGAATAGGTCAATAACGTCAGAAATGACAAATCTTTTGTAACAGACTATACTCGTATCGCAGCGTGATACGATAAGTCAACGGCTAAGCTAATGTCGTAAAAAGCAGGTTACGGATCGTGCAAATGGATAGACACAGGTAGACAATACTGAAGAGTGCGGGTTCGAGTCCCGCTCCGTAAACAAATATATTAAATTTTAGAGTATGAAAATAGATTATAACAAAACAGCAATCATTCCTTTAAATTATAGTAAAGGAAGTAAAGGTTTGTGACTAGCAGTTAAAAAGAATAATAAATATATTCTGAGATTACTAGCTATATTTGAAACAGCTCTCATTGAACAAATCAAAATAAGCAACAGAGATTTGTTTGATTATAATGTATTTTACAATCTGAAAGAAGCATTATTAGATTATGATTTTACTTTAACTAAAAAGAATTATAATCAATTAGATGCTTTAGCTTCAATAAATGAAAAGAAACATTATGAACAATACTTAAAAACATTTTGTAGATGAAAAAGACTTTAAATCAATTAAAGGCAAGTAGAAGGAACTTATCTCTTATGCTTTTAGCTGGTATGATTACTAATCTGAAACATATTAAACATTTTGTTAGAGATACAGAAGTAGTAATAAGAATAGATACACTATTAACAGCTATAGAAAGACTTCAATCTTCAATTAAAGAAACTACTTATGAATCGTGGTCGGCATAAAAAGAGTAATAAAGAAAAAGAATTTTATACTCAAGCAGAAATTCTAAATATTATACAAAAAGAACTTTATATATTATTATCAATATATAAAAGTCAATCCATGTATAATATGCGAAATTATTACGCAAAAGCATATATTAGTAGCAATGACGGAAGAGTCTATCACAGAATAGTTGCGTGGTACATCAATAGTAATTATTATCTTAATAATTTTATAGAAAAAATCAAAATCACACTTGATGAAGCAACTATTTTCAATAGTATATATCTAATTAAATTTGAATTTGGAGACAAAACAAAAATATTTAAATATAAACATGAATAAAAAAGGCTTAAGAGGTTTTATTAGGAATAGATTGCCTAAGACTTGGGAAATTGTTCTTACAAGAGAACGTAAACTTACTGCGTTCATTGAGTATGTATATGAAGCAACTCCATCAGTAATGAAGGGAGGTAGAGGTTGGCGACGTGGTGTACATAACATTTCAGTCGGATTCAATAGATGCAAAATCTATGAAATGTTTCAAGCTGAAAGAAGTAAAGAAGGCTTGATATATTGGGTAGGCATCTATAATAAAATTAAAGATCTTGAACATCAAATGAATTAACATGGAAATTGTTCAATATGTTCGCTGGACTGAACCAGGAGAGCGAGAAAGACTACAAGAAGTAATGCAGCAATGCAGTGGAGAGATGGAATTTAGAAAGAAAGTAGCTTCTGAATTCAATATTAGTCCAATGGATGCAGCAGTTGTAGTAAAGAGATTCAAAAATGAATTTATCAAAATACTTAAAACAAAAGGATTATGTTAAAAGCAGGTATGTGGATCGCACAAGGTCCAGAAACTAATGTATTGCTCCTTTTAAGCGGAGTAGAACCATTATTAGAAGTAGTAGGTGCAATTGATCTTAATTACTTTAAACAGAATGGTAAAGCTAAAGATCTTACTAAAGACAGTCCTGAAGTAGTAGATATTATGATGTATCCTGAAAAGTATACATTTGCATTACCATCTATTACTGAAGTAGTTGATAATGTAGGTATTGGTGATTTACAGACTCTAGAAGGCTTAGGAGAAGATTCTAGAAAAGATAAAATCATCGAAGAAGGTATTGCTTACTATAAATCAACTTTACCATTATATGGTGTAGAACAAGCTAAAGTAAGAACTAGACTGCATTTAAAGAAGAAATACAGCCTAAAAATGTCTCAAGCTAACTATGTATTTACTGTAATTTGTAAAGCACTTAACAGAGAACCATAATGAGCGATTTTAAGAGACTTATTGAAGCACTCAATGCTGAATTAGAGGAACCTTATAGGTTTACTTTAGACAAGATTATATCTTCTGCAAATTTTGATACTAAAGTATTAGGATATGCAGATAGTGTATTGGATGATTGGGCAAATATACCACCTAATTTAAAATCTAAGATAGTTACTAGTAACACTTGTCTAAGTATCAATAAGTGGATAAATAGAAGACTGTGGATAGATATTCTTAACAATCTATTAGAAGATAAAATATTAAGTCTTCAGACTAGATTAGTAAGAGTAAGGATTGCTATTAATATGTCATTGAAAATGGCATATCCTCTCAATGAAGAAGAGAAAGAAGAATGGAGAGAACATATCTCAGATGTATTCTACAAAAGATGTCTAGCAGTAAATAATTATTATTGCAAAGAAATTATAAAACTTCCCTTCTGAATTTAAGGATTGTAGTTATTGGGTTAACTACAATCCACTAAAATTTAGCTATATGACACAAGAAATAATAGATCTAGTGGAGCAAGCTAAACAAGGTTCTCAAAAAGCATTTAGTAAGTTATACTATAAGTATAAAACTGATATTTGGTACACTATTATGAGTGTAGTTAAGAATACAGATGTTGCTGATGATTTAACATCAGTAGTATTTACTAAAGCTTATGAGAAATTATCTATGTATACTCAACATATTTCATTTAATATGTGGTTAAAAACTATTGCTGTTAATGCATCAATAGACTATATACGTAGAAACAAAAAAGAGCAATTAAATAACTATGTTGATGAAGATGAAAATCCAATTCAATTATCTGCATTAGAGAGAAGTCCTGAAGAAGATTTAATTCTAAAGGAGAAGTTAGATATAGTCTTACAAGCTATACCTACTCTTAAAAGAAAGTATAGAGATTTAATTAATGCTCGTATAGATGGTTTATCTTATAAAGAGATAGCCAGTAAGCTTGCAATGAATGAATTAGCTGTAAAAGGTGATTTAAACAAAGCAAGACAAAAACTTAAACAGAAAACAGATTATTAACAAATACTTTCAACAATATGACTAGTTTTTGTTTACTCCTTTTAGGAGCATTAGCATCTTTTATCATTTCTAGAATGTGTAAAAGTGCTAGTTTGTACGTATTCTTAGTATGCGTACTTTTACTAGGCTTTGTTGTAGGTACTGGAGTAAAAAAGGTAGTTGCAAATACCTCAGATACTCCTTCTCAAGAGTTAGTTGTTACTATGGCTCCTAATCCCACATCTCAAGGTTCTACTGCTTTTGTAGGGACAGTAGATAACCAATCTTATGAAATGGGTCAGGAAGACGGAGGTGAGACGTTAGTAACAACTGATAGAGAAGATGTACTTACTATGCCTAACAATGCAGAGATAGAAGATGACAGTTGACTGCACTTAATTTCATAATTTGAGTGTATTAATTGTTAAGTTATTAATTTATTTAAAACATAATCAATATGGCAAAAAGAAATAAAGGTGGAAAGACTCCAAGTGCAAAAGCAGCAAGAAACTTAGAAGCGTTGAAAAAAGCTAAAGAAGCAGTAGAAGCTTCAGCTAAAGTAGAAGCAACAAAAGTAGAAGATCCTAAACCAGAAGAAAAGAAGCCTGAAGAGAAACCAGCTGAACAAAAGAAAGGTGGTGTCTATCAGACTCCAATGGGTAAATCAGCATATGAAACTCATATGTTGTGCACAAAATCACCGTATATGAGTCTACTTTCTCTTAAGATTGAGAAAGACAGTAAAGGCATTGAAAATATCAAAGCCGAGTGGAAGAACAATGAAACTAGTGAAACTACTAGTGTTCTCTTCCCAGTATCTAATGTAAAGGAGGGAGACGGAATTGACGTCAAACGGATTAAGGAAGGAATTAAGAATCCTATTCCTGCTGAAGTTCCTGAAACTAAGCCAGTTGAAGAACCAAAGAAGGAAGATCCTAAATCTACACCTGCTGAAAAGAAACCTAAACAGCAGAAGTCAAAGAAAGATAAGATAGAAGAAGTAGAAGCTGAAGAAATTGATATCAGCAGTACTCCGATTATTAAAACAGCAGCAGCTCCTGCGCCTAATATCGTAACTCAAAACAGTGACAGAATTGATGCAAATCACTCAGTAGATTTGATGAATGCAATTCTGAAACGCCGTGAAGAGATTAAAGACGATCGGGCAATGTATCAAGCAACAGGAAAACAGGCAGACCTTATGATGTTTGTATTAATTCAGAAATGGAACGACCAGTTCAAGAATGATGCAAAAGAACAAGGTTTTACTGTGAACGAAGAAATGTTTGCATATTTGAATGAAACAGCTTCTTTGTTCCTCGGTGTTAATTTGCTTCCTAGCAAAACATCTGATGGACAGCTCGAGATTAACTTCAAAGATGCTGTCGCAAAGACAAATCCTGAAATGCAGAAAGCTTTAGAACAAGATGCTAAAGTTCCGCAGACTCAGGAAATGCCAAAACCCGAAGAATGTGTCACTGATGAACAGAAAGTAGCAGCAATGTGTACTATTATGAACATGCGGCACAAGCAGAAATCAGGAGGTATAGGTAAGAACGTAGCAAATATGATTGAATTTGCACGGGAAGCCTATAAGCTTGATAAAAATGCAGAACCAGCACAAGTATTAGCAACTGTATTGCTTAAGATGAAAGAAGCAGGACGGAATGCTACATTGCTTGAGGGTTGTGCAAATGCTATTTGGGGTAACCTAACAGGTAATTTGTCAGTTTTAGCATCTCATGCTTGGCTTAAGAATCAATTAACAACATACAACGATGCGCAAGTTGCTAATGTTGTGAAAGTATTCTTAGCTAAGAAGATTGCTGATGAAACTGCAAAAAACAATAACTACGAAGAAGAAGCAAAACGGTATTCTCAATTAATTAGTGGAACTAATGACGATCTGATCAATCGTATTATTACTTCTGCTAATAACGAAGGTAAAGATGAAGACAAACTTGTATATCCAGAAATCAAGGGTCTGAATCTTAAAGGTAAACACATTTCAGCAATAAAGACTGTAAACAATCTACGGATTGCTTATGGAGCAGAAATGAACGATAAGATGTTGAAACAAGTAATGCAGAAAGTATCTAGCTTGTACACATCAACCTCTTTGAATCCTCTTACTTTCTATATTGAGAAATCTGCGTATGCTACTAAAAAGTAACAACTAACACATTATCAAAATGAGTAAAAAACCAACAGTTTTGTTTACGCTAGCAATGCTAGCTTTCGGTGGATATGTAGGATTTGTAACTAACTATACGAATACTGCCACCGCACATGAGTATGTGATTCCGAAGTTCACAGATGTACCTCGGGCAAAAGACTTTAATATTGATATTAATTTGAACAATAACGCTATAAAATTAAATGGACAAAGCAACCCAGAACAAAATATCAATGTTGAAATCAAAAAGAAAGACAGTATTATCTATCTAACTTCTGTTGTAGAGAAGGAAGTACCTAAATACATTAAGGTAAGAGAACTGCCATCAGTTAAAGAGAATAAAACCACTTGTACGGATATTCTCCAAAGACTGAAACAACAACAATCAGAGAAGATGAATCTGAGTCGCAACTAGAACAGCCAATGCGATTATAGAGCTATAATGGTGTATATCCAGAGATATCTAAATCAAAGGATTAGAAAGTAAATGGTTAGATTACTTTCTTAAAATTAAGATAGTACAGAATATTAGTAGGAATAGAGTATAGCTACAACTATAGGCTATTACTGAAAGTATAATAACTTATTGTGTTTATATACTATCTATAAACTGAAGAGGCAATAAGATAGAGGGAGAGCGTGTACAACCCTCTTGTTTTTGGTGAGAACCGACTGGAGACAGAAACAGAAGACGCAATTAGTAGAGAGCAGTCTACAAAATTAAACAGTACAAGGGGAACGAAATCCTCTTAAGTTACTCGCAGACTTATCATAGTTTGAATCAAGAAGGAGTAATAAACACGATGATGCCCAACAAATCGTAGTGTCCAAGACTACGTGCTGAACATTATCGAGCATATAACGCTCTAGGGTAGCTCCAAACTCCCCTTTATAGCATAGACTATATAAAAATGTCAGTATAGTGTTCTATACTTATCTAAACAGTTATATTGTAACTTAATAAGTTTAGAGATAGTATATATGAAGGTACTTAATTATAATATTATAGCACTACTTATTGAAAAAATATTGATAGATTATCTGGATTAGGCGTAAAGCCTATGCACAATGTTATGATACCAGTTCATAACTAATCCTAAGCTTGTATTACTATACATTCCAGTATAGAGAGATAGAGTGATAAAGTGAGTAGTAGATTGTGTGCCTATTGGCTGAGTAGCAATGATCCAATATTAATAAATAAGGAATCCTGCAACGGACCTCTTTAGGAAATAAGGAGTATGTGAGTTCAAGTAATATTATAATAAACTCAGTTGTTATCTATCTGAGTATAAACCTAGAGTGCTTTGCAACAGGAATATAAAGATAACTAGCGGATGAAGTGCGCAATAACACTATTTCAATACTAAGTGGAAGACATAAAGCTTAGAAGTACTAAATGATTTTATCCAGAAGCATAACTGGAGTTTTATCAAATTTGCACAAGGTGAGATACTCTATCCTTAAGAGTATATGTGAAAGTGAGCATCGCCCTACTCCCAGGTTGAAGAGAAGCAGACACATTAAGAGACGGACACGAAGCAGACCGGAGAAAAATCTGTGCATTGCACTAAGTAGTAGTCTTAACGGGAAGTGACAGAATGTAAATCTATTTAGGAAGTCTCTATTTATGAGAGAATAAACATGTTTAACTTAACTAATGAGGAAGTTCAATGGTAGGTTTTAGGACGAGTAGTGATAAGAAGACGAAAGTAAATCCGAGCCACCCTCGACTGTACAATATAATTGCTGACATTTGAAACATTTAAAGTATATTGCGCAACAATATATGTAAAGTGACGCTGATTCCTTACATTAAAGGATGATAGGTGGAAATCCTAAAGTTATGTGCAGAATAAGAACAAAGTCGTAAGTACACGCAGTCTTAGAATAAACTATTAGGCTATAGAGTGGGTGTTTTGAAACATAAACAGCTCAAAATAAAATTCGGTAGAAGTATTACCGATAGTGAAGTAACAGTTATAGGTTATGAATCATATACAGTACTCCTTACTATAATAGGAAAAAGAGCACGTTATAGTTGCTGTTAGGCTCTTTAAACAATCAGAAACTAGCATAGCATTCGATTTTCAGATAATTTCAGTTATAATGTTATTTGATGGGTATAAATCTCCTACCGTTGGAGTCCCGTTGTACCTCTTTAGGTATTAACTAGCATAGCATTCGATTTTCAGATGTCGAATTACATATCTTTTCATAGTTTAGTATTAATAATTTTATGAAGAACGGCTGACTCATCTGTCTCATGAGTAAAGTCCTACGGGGAATGCCGAGTGAAGTAATAACATCACGTTCTAGTAGTAATATTAATAATATAAAGACTTATCTTATAGTTTTCAGATTACTTATCAAATCTTAGCAGAATTTCGTTATAGAGTTTTACTGTTTGAATACAAGAAGTGGTTTTTAAGTTTTTAACAAACGAATAGATATTAGACACTATTCCACTTAGATAAAAGAACTCTATAGCTTACTTTTTAAATTAACTTAGTATTAACTTACTCCGTAGGTGGAATCAACCACGGAATCAAGAAAGGAGAGATTATGGAAACAACAAAATATGAAAGCGTGTTCAAAAATCCAGAAGGTTTTACTCAGCAAGAAATTACACAGTTACGTACTAAAGTAATTGCATTTAGCCGTGCTTTAGTTGGTCGGCGGTTGGCAATCCCCGTAAGTGATAATTTAGATTTGAATTACAAGAAAAAAATGGCTGGTGATATGCCAGGACTTGTACTTGCAAATCCGATGAAGAAGTATATGATTGAAACTGTTGATTTGTTCAACGTAGATATCGTGCGAACTGCAAATGGTAAGATTGTTATTATGTTTAATAATGACGAAAAGTTGCAATTTGATTTACGGGCAGATGTAGATATCGTATTGAAAGCTGGTCCGAAAGATGTTCAAGATGCTATCTTGAAGTTTGAAGCAACTGGAGAACGGTCTCCGTTCTGGAATGTTAAAATGGTAACAGAAGTTGTCACTCAGTTGAATCAGAGTAATTTGACTGATCTTAATAATTTTATTGATGAATTAGCAAATCAGGGAGCTTCTCTGGAACAGATCAACAAGATTACTAAGGACGACACTACTGCTTACTACAAGAGCATCGACGAGTAATTAATCTTAAGTACATAAAGCTATGGCAACAAGTAAAAAGCCAATAGATTCATATCACTTGCAGATGTTACAGCTAATTATGTCTGATCCTCGTATTCAAAATAATTTGCTAATGGATGGGAGCAAAACAATTAAAGTTGAATATGATGGAACAGTATTAATAGGACGCCACAAATATGGTTGGGTAAATAAGTGGTTTAATTCCTATTATGTAATAGACTTTTTTAGTTTAGTACAAAGAATAGCTTTTATCATCACAGGTGTAGAAAGTAATAATTGCGATAAGTCAGGTTTGGTTGGGTTTCTGACAGAAGCAATTGATAAAGTACTTAAGAAAGATGAAAAAGAAAAAGTAATCGAGTTATTATTGTATTATTGTACATTACTTGATGAAAACAGTCCATTGAAATTGACCTATGATATTACAAAAGATGACCCAGGCTTTGACAAAAATATGGGTAATAACAGCAAGCGACGCAAAATGGTTGGGGTAGCAAATGCTTGCATAGATTTTGGGTATGAAAGAATACCCGTCAGTTTACATGTTGAAGGAGATTTATAATCGAATATATACATTTGGTTGGGTTCGTATTAAGTAGAAAATAATTGAAAATCAACATAAAATCAGTAAGAGTATATACATTTGGTTGGGTTCGTGTATACTCTTACTTACTTGCCTCTGATAATGTTACTAAGGTAACTAAGTGTTGGAAAGCCGAGAGAAGAAGAATCGGATGCCGTATCGAGATGTGACAGAGGCGCTAACTCTTTGATCTTGTCTGTCTTATTTCTTAATTTTATTGTTATTCGTATCAGCGGTCTGTGAAGATAGCTGATATTTTAAGTTATTAGACTTTGATCAGTCTATTAACTACACAGGTAGACTTTCTAATATACTATGTAATTAACTAATTGTCAAATTATTAAAATCAAGTATATATGAAAGCAAATAAATTTATTGAACAGCGTGATAAACTATCAGCAGATATTACTAAGTATTGGAATATCATTTCTATTGAGAATGTAGTAAATCGTAATTATCAACGTACTTATGATTTGAAAGAACTTTATAATACAATCAAAGGTCTTACAGATGATCGAGTAATTGTTAAATTAAAGATACTATGCATCAATATGGGTATAAAGAAATTTAGTGATTTGCCGGCTGATTGTAATCAATTAGATGTATTTAAATTGTGTGAATTGCAAGAAATGAAAGTACATCTAAGTCGTATACGAACTTTGAATCCTGTTCTTAAGTCTAAGAAAGGTAAAAAAGCTCTGAATAAGACTGAAGTTTTAACTTCAAACTGGGTTAAAGCACGAATAAAAGAACTCGATTTAGAGATTCTGAAATTAAAAGAGAAACTTACTAAGTTCAATGAAGAAACAGAATTTGATGATTCTGCTGCTCCAATGTGCTTAGCAGCTTAAAATATAATAAGGAAGCGATAGGGAGAGTACGTACGGGAAATCTTAAAACATTAACCTATTTAGCTTCCTTTAGTTTTTAACTATTAAAATCAATTGTTATGAATCAAGATACTAGAAATAAGAAAAATGCTAAATACCAGCAAAACTTACAGAAACGTTACGGATTAACTAAATCCTCAGATTATAAATCTATGTGTAGTAAAGGAATATCTTTGTCAGAAAATATTAAACCTATGACAAAGGAATTTGTAACTACTCGTCGTCATGATAAAATAGTAAGTAGAGAAGTATATACTTATAAATGGACTCCTGAAGCTACTAATGCACGAAAGGAGTATCATGAAACTAAAGAAGGTATAGCTAGTATTCCTAAGAAACCTACACAGGTATCTGATAAGAAGGATAAAAAACAGTTATTAGAAGAACGTCCTTATTCTGGTTACCATAAAGAATTGGTACAGAATCTATATGGTAGCAATAAAGCAGAACGTATTGCTAAACAACAAGCTTATAAAGCAGCTCACGAAGAGAAAATTAAGAAAGTAGCTAAACAACTTGCAGAGTTCAAGATGTCTAAGAAGCTACAATATTTAGAACAAAGACCGTATAAAGTAGTTATAGCTACTACAAACGATAAAGAGTTTAAGACAAGCTACTCTAATCTACCTATTGAACAACTTACTGAAGTAGTTACTAAATTGAATACAAAGTTATCCGATAAATATAGTAACTATGAATCTATTACGATAGTAGATAGAGCAACTTTAGAAAAGAAATGCTTTGCTAAACATTTGCCAGAGATAAAGCAAGCAGCGTAGAGCGACAGACTTTTAGCAGGATAGTCTATAAAGAATCCTGCCTCAAGGGGTGTTCAGCTAGCAGGCAAGCGCAGGGTACAGGGAGGAATATTAGAGAGACTCTAATACACTATTTATAGTGCTGCAACCAATCGGCATCATGGGTTCGATTCCCATACACTCCACTAAATTTATACGCTATGAAGATAAGAGGAAAAACAGTATATGTCTATGATATTGAAGTTTTCCCAAATGTATTTCATTGCACAGCAAAGAATACTGAATCAGGAAAGTTTCATAAGTTTGAGATATCAAGCAGAAAAAATCAATTATCAGAATTAGTTGATTTTTTTCGTGTACCAAATGTTAATATACCATTAAAATTTGGAGATCTCTATACTACTGAAACTCAAATTGATTCAAATAAAATCTTTGCAGGATATAATAATTTACATTATGATAATCCTATTATTAATTATATAATAGATTATTATAATATACTTAAAAATAAACCATATCTAAGGATATGTGATAGTATTTTTAACTTAAGTAGAACTATAACTACATCTCAAGCAGATGACAACATAGAAGCATGGAAAAAATGGAAATATCAAGTATGGTATGATTCATTTGATATACTTACTATGTTATATTCACAGAAATTGCGTGTTGGATTGAAGGAAATGCAAGTAACTATGCAATATCCTAATGTTCTAGAATTCAATGGAGACTTTAATAAGTTTCTAGAAGAAGATAGAATAGAAGAGATGATTGAGTATAATGTGAATGACGTTAATTCTACTGAAAAATTATTAAATCTGTGTTCTGAAGATATAGAATTAAGAATAGCTATCGAAGATGAATATAAAGTAAGAGTATTAAGTAAAGATGGAGTAAACATTGGAATGAAAATTCTAACGCAGAAATATCTTGAAAAGACTGGTTTAACATGGTGGGATATTAAAGACTTGAGAAGCCCAGCAGATGTTATAGACCTAAACAAAGTAATATTGCCTTATATAGAATATAAAGATCCTATACTTCGTAATGTACTATCTGATATGAAAAAGCAGATAGTATCACCAGGTAGAAAAGGATACGAAAATAAATTTGTATTTAGAGGATTAAAATATTCTGTAGGAGTTGGTGGTATTCACTCTGAAAACAAACCTGAGATAATTATTCCTAAGGAAGATGAAATGTTAATAGATATTGATGTTGCATCTCTGTATCCCAGTATGATAATAGAGTATAAATTCTACCCAAAACATTTGGGTTCTGAATTTCTAGAAGTTTATAATCAAGTTAAAGATGAACGAATAGAAGCAAAACATAATGGTATTAAGACTAAAGATAAAACGCTTAAATTAGCATTAAACGGTCTTAGTGGTAATCTACAGAATGAACATAATTTCTGTTATAGTCCTTTCGCAGTAATGCAGATTAGAATAAATGGACAATTACTATTACTTATGTTAGCAGAAAGATTATCTGATATTGGCTGTAGAATAGTACAGGCAAATACAGATGGTTTATTTGTTCTTCTTAAGAAGAATCTGTATGAAAAATTACAAAGTATATGTAAGGAATGGGAACAACAAACGAGATTAACCCTAGAGGAAGATCGTTTTGAAGCTATGTATCAGTATGCTATTAATGATTATATAGCTGTAAAAGAAGGTTATCAAGCAATGAAGAAATTGTTTGAAACTGAACCAGAAAAAGCTCTAAATAAAAAAAAGAAGCCTTATACTTCTTTAGATATGATTAAAGATGATTATATTAAAGAAAAAGGTATGTTTATTACTAAGGTTTTACTTGGTAAGGGAATGTCTGCAAAGATTATTCCAGAAGCTATTAGAGATTATTTTGTTGATGGTATTCCTGTAAAAGATACTATCTACAATTGTAAAGATATTAAGAAGTTCCTTACTTACCAGAAAGTAGATAAGAAATTCTCTGTAGAATATAATGGAGAACTAGTACAAAGAATTAATAGGTTCTATGCATCTACTAATGGTCCCTATTTATATAAATGTAAAATAGTAAACAGAGATGTTGAGATACCGCAATATCTCGTATGTCTCAAAACAGGAGAAAGTATAATAACTACAGATCCAAATCAGTTTTACTATAATTCTAATGTAGAACAGATATTGCCTTATAGTTCAAAGATTATAACTAAAGGTACTAGAGTAGACTATACTAATCTACTCACTGCATCTGGTGTTACTATACTAAATAAATTTGATAATAAACCTATAGAAGAAAGAAAGATCAATTATCGCTACTATTTAAAGGAAGCGTTAAAGATCATTGAAGAATTAAAACCAAGACAACTAACGTTGTTTTAGCAAATATTTTCAGATTGTATCAAAAGTTAGTTCATAAAGTACTATATTATGATACTAGAATTAGATACAACATTATTAGATATTTTTGGAGAAATATCAATTAATCAGTTAGTATTTTTAACTCTTGTGTTGAATGATAATCAAAGTAATAATCAAGACGTTCACAAGTTTCTCAGCCGAATAAGTGAAAACGACATACAAGAGTTAATCGACAATGACCTTATCTCCTTTACTACTTCAGGAGATAATAAAATTTATAGTCCTACAGAAAAACTATTATCAAGTGTAAAACAAGATAAGACATGGTTTGATGAGTTCTATGAAGTATTTCCAGTGTATGTTTTAAGACCAGATGGTACTAAAGGTTTTTTACGATCTAATATAAATAAGTGTCGTAAAGAATATAATCGTATCGTAGGTAAATCTAGAGCAATGCACGAACACCTTCTTCAATGTCTTCAATATGAAATTGAAAACAAAATGATAACTGGTAAGATAGGTTATATGAAGACGATGTGGAAATGGCTCACTCAACATGAGTGGGAGGTTATTGAAGAGCAAATGAGTTATGAATCTGAAACACCTGTAAGTTATGGAGAATACGGAACAGAATGCCGTTAAAATACTACCTTTTGAGTCAATATCTCAGGTAGCAAATAAATCCATAAACTACATTAAAGCTAGAAAAAATCATAGTATAGTATCATTAAAAACTAGATGGGATAAATTCAATAAAGCTACTGGCGGAATTGAACCAAATATGATATTTACTATAGCTGGTATATCAGGTAGTGGTAAGAGCTCAGTTGCAAATATGTTAGTAATGGATTTAATTGATCTTAATCCTGATCAGGATATCGTAGTATTATACTTTAGTTTAGAGATGGTAGACTACAGAAACGTTGGTCGTGTAATAAGTAATAAAACTAAGAAAACTGTATCTGAATTATATAGTTCAGTAGAAACACTTAGCGATGAAGACTTATTAAAAGCTGAATCGGCAGCTGAAACCATTAAGAAATACAATATATACTTTGTTGATAAAGTATGTAATGTAGAAGAAATAGGTAATACTATAGATTACTTTCATAATACTGTGGCTAACGGTCGTTGGCTAATAGTAGTATTAGACCATGTTCTTCTAGTAAATGGAGAGGGTGGAGAAAGAAGTACAATAGTCGATTTACAGAAAATGTTTATACAGAAGAAAAAACTTTCTAATACTAGTATAATACAGCTTTCACAGATGAATCGTAATATTGAAAGTCCTGATAGAATTAATAATCCAAGCACTCACTTTCCAATGAGAAGTGATTTATCAGCATCTGATGCAATATTTCAAGCTAGTGATTTTGTTATTGCTGTTCACAGACCAGAGATACTTAATCTAGCTATATATGGAGTACGTCGTCTACCTGTAAAAAATAAGGTTTATATGCATTTCTTAAAAGTAAGAGATGGTGAACCATGTATATTAGAATTTGAAAACGAACTTCAATATGGCAATCTAATTGAAACAAATACTGCAAGTGCTGAAGAACAAAGAGTAGTATTTAAACAAATTAAAAAAGGCTGATTATGAAAGGTTTTACAATTAAACTTCCGAAACAAAATATTGACCTTCAGGGTTCTTTGAAAAATCGTATATTAAACGAAGTTAAAAACCGCTTACCGTTTGCTAAATGGTATGGAATTCACACTCCGGAAGATCCGGAATACAGTATATCATATGCAGGTCCTGAAGACTTGCTATGTTTTGGATGCAACCGAAATGCACATTTCTCTGCATTCAATAAAAAATATTATCGACCGACATGTTCATATGATAATTCACTTACATGTCCGTTCGCAAATCGAGCATTTAAGTTGCGTCAATATGATGCTATTTCAGAATTTGATTTAGCATTAAAACGATTAGCAGAATATGCTAAGATTATGGAAGACTATGAAGAAGATCGTGGTTACGATTTTACTTATATGGATCAACCTGTACGTATTTACCAGAAGTTTATTCAGATTGGTTATACAATCATTCCTATTGATAATCCTAGTCTGTTTTTGAATAACTATCGTAAAGCAGATAAAAATAATATAGTAAATGTTATTATTAATATTAGTAACAGTACTACTGTTAACAATATTCTCAATAATGAATAACGAATAACTTTACGTTGTGTAAAAATTTCAGTTTTTGTCAGATAATTTCAGAATCTCACAGGTAAAGCATTAACCTATTTTAATATGTTAATACTACCAAAAGAGAAAAGTACACCACAAACGGTGAATCCGAAGTTTTTAATTTTAGCCGGAAGACCTAAGGCTGGTAAATCTTCTTGTATTGCATCTCTCGAAAATAATTTAGTAATTGATCTTGAAAATGGATATACTGCATTATCTGCTATGGTAGTCCAAGCAAGATCTATTCAAGATTTCGCAGATATTGCAAATGCTTTAAGAAATGAAATTAAGAACAATAATGGAAAATTTCCATATAAATATATTACTATCGACAATGCTACTAGATTAGAAGAGATGTGTCTAGACTACGCAGCAATACTTTATAAGCAAACTCCACAAGGTAAAAACTGGCAAGGTACTGATGTACGTACACTAGCACAAGGTAGTGGATACCAGTTTTTACGTACTGCTGTTAGAAAAGTAATTGATATGTTCAGAGATTTATGTGAATCATTAATATTAGTTACACATTTAAAAGATAAAATGGTTAACTACGATGGACAAGATGTTACTGAAATAGCAATAGATCTTACTGGAAAACTAGGAGATATACTTTGTGGAGAAGCAGATGCTATTGGATATTGCTATAGAAAGAAAAATGAAACGATTATTTCATTTGAAGGTGGTGAAGGAACTGTAAGAGAAGCTAGAGCTTTACATCTTAGAGGAAAGAAAATTGTAGTAGCGGAAAGTGATGAAAATAATAACATTACTTTTCACATGGATAGAATATTTTTACCGGAATAAAAAATTAAAATATTGAAATTATGACATATAGTAAAGAACGTGCAGCAAGTATTAGCAAAAGTGATATTAAGTATATTCCCGCTGGTATTATTGAAAATGTAGTATTGAAAAGTGTAAAAACAGAAGTTTCTCCGAATGGTAATCAATTCTTAGAAATTGTTTTTGAGAAAGATGGAGCAACATTAACTCATACAGAATGGAAACCTACACTTGGTGGATTTGTAACTACAGAAGAACAGCTTCAAACAAAAATGGATAAGCAGTATTCTCGTATGTTGCAGATACTTAACTGTTACTATAAAGACGAAGAACTTGACTTTAATGGTGAAAGTTTTGAACAGTTTGCTCAGTGGATTACTGATATGCTGAACAAAGTAGATAAGAGTAAAAAACTTAGAGCAAAAATAGTATATAACGATAAAGGATATACTACTTTGCCTAATTATGCTAAATATACTTTTATTGAACCTATGGAATTGCCAGAAGGTCAATCATCGTCTATTGCTATGCTAAATATTGACCAATTTACAAAGCCTGTTGTAGCTGATAAAGAAGTAAAAAACGATAATCCGTTTGGTGCAACTTCATCTACTACTAATACACAGGCTTTAAGCGAATCTAATAACGATTTGCCGTTTTAAGAAAGTTATAATTAACTAATAACAAGTGGTAGTCTACCATTTTAAGACTACCACTATTTTTATAGCCTGATAGGAAATATTGTAGTTCGATTCTACACAGGCTAACAAACTAAAACAGATTGCATATGTATAGTAGAAAGCGAGCAAAACTCCCAGATAACATTACTCTAGATTGGATACTTTCTAAAGTAACAGAATATGATATATATGCAAAATATATAGGTCAATTTAAAGTAGGTATGATATATAATAGTCCATTTAGGAAGGATAAAAATCCATCCTTTGGTATTTACTATAGTAAACGTACTAAACAACTACTTTTTAAAGATCATGGAACAGGTGAATGTGGTAATGTAATTAAATTTGTGTCATTATTTACTGGTAAAACAGAATATAATGATATATTATCTGATATAGTAGATAAGTTAAATATTACTAACAACACTAAACTCGTTAGCTCTAAGCAATATATACCGCCAACTGAAACAGTAATTGGTGTAGTACGTCAGGAATTTACTGACGTAGATATCAATTACTGGAAACAGTTTAATATTTCTATAAATACTCTAAAGAAATTCAATGTAAATAGTATTAAATATTATTTATGTAACGGAATAGTAAAGGGTACTTATAAACGAGAAAATCCAATGTATGCATATAAGGTCTATAATAACTTTAAAATATATAGACCATTAGCAGATAAATATACTAAGTGGAGAAACAATCTTACAGACTATGATATCCAAGGCTATGAGCAGTTGCCTCAGAAAGGTGATATATTATTTATCACAAAGTCCATGAAAGATGTTATGTGTTTGCATGAAATGGGTTATCCAGCAGTTTCTCCATCTTCAGAGAGTACATTTCTACCTAAAGATGTATTAGAGCAACTTAAGACGCGTTTTAAGCGTATTATAATACTATTTGATAGAGATGTAGCTGGAGTAAAAAGAAGTCGCAAACTAAGCCGAGAAACAGGCTTAGAAGCAATATTTATTAACAAAAAATTCAAAGCTAAAGATGTATCTGATGCTGTTAAAGCAAATAGCTTTGAAGAAATAAAAAATTGGTTAAATGAAACTATTAAAAACTATAGGTAAAGTAATAGCATTACCTTTTGATTTAGCTCTGATACTTGGAAAGTTATTATTAATTCCAATCAAATTAGTGAGTGTATTGTTGCATGGAGAATTTACTGAATGGAATAAAAAACGTAAGTTTATAGTAAATTCAATTAAAGAAATGTTTAAAGCTTTTAAACATAATAAAGATTATTCTTTCTTATATTCAGTAGGATTTACGGATGAAAATGGTAATTTCTATGAAAGAATTGAAACGTTTAAAATAACTAAAGATAGTGTACAACATTATATTGACTATGCTAAAGCAAGCCTTAAACAAGAAAGTGCGTAATGCTACTAAACAAGAAATAGATGGAATAGTATTTCGATCTAAGTTAGAAGCTTATACATATTAGAAACTAAAGGAAGCAGGTATATCAGCCGAATATGAACAGCATAGATATACTTTACTTCCTAAGTTTGTATATAATAACTCTACAGTTAGAGCTATTACTTATTTACCAGATTTTGTAGGAGATGGTTTTGTTATAGAATGCAAAGGATTTGCTACAGATTCTTGGGCAAACAGAGAAAAACTATTCAAGTATTATTTAAGCTTGAATGAACCAGATACTAAGTTTTACTTAGTAAAGAATAAAAAACAAGTTGATGAGTTAATCAACAAATTAAAATCTTAAATTTTCAGATTATGACAAAGAATGAATTTATTAAAATAGGAGAACAGATAATTGCAAAACCTAAAGGTGCTGATTATGATTTAATACCTGGTAAAGTATATGATCTAAGTTGGAATAGATGGGAAGATTCACCTATATTTAAGGAAAATGGTGAATTAAATCTACCAAAGAAAGTCTATTCTACTAAAGCTGATGATATATTTAAGAAGCGTATTATGACCTATTTTAATAAAGCAAATACAAATACTACTGGTGTAATGTTAGCGGGTACAAAGGGAACTGGTAAAACTCTGATGATGAAATCATTAGCTAAAGAATCAGGTTTACCTATTATTGTAGTTAATTCTGATTATCCAGAAGGCAAACTTATTAAGTTTTTTAAGTCCTTTACTACTCCAGTATGTGTTTTGTTTGACGAAGTTGAAAAGAACTTCAAAACTGAGTATATGCTAGATTTCTTAGATGGAGTTGAAAAGACTGCACAGAAACTAGTAATTATGACTTGCAATGACTTAAGCCAAGTTAGTCAGTATATGCAAGATCGCTGTTCACGTATTCGTTATTTACGTCGATATTCTCCTGATGAAAATGCTGCATTCTTACCGATGTTAGCTGATGATTTTGGTATTAAGAACAAAGAAGAAGTAGTAAAATTCTGTAAAGAAAATATTAAACTACTTTCTATGGACAATATTATTTCTTTCATGAGTGAAGTCAAAATGCTAGAAGATGAAGACATTAGCCTTCAGGAAATCATAAACATTATGAATATCTCTACTGAAAATATACCAACTAAAGTTAGTGATACTGTAGAATATGATGATGAGTATGATAATGAAGATAATGAATATAGTGATGATAATTACGAATGTTGTGATGCAGCATGAAAACAAATAAGGCTAGATATATTCTAGCCTTTTAACTTATATAAACATGAAAATATGCGGTATAAGTGATATACATGGTAATCTCATTGAGAATATACCTGAGTGTGATGTACTATGTATATGTGGTGATATAGTAACATTAAATGCTCAAAGAAATATTGAAGCATCTAAACATTGGTGGGAAACAAAATTCATAAAATGGGTAGATAAATTACCTTGTAAGAAAGTAATTGTCATACCAGGTAATCATGATTTTTACTTAGAATATAAGTATAAATTAAATGAATGGAGTTCTTTTAAAGATTATATGCAAGTTTTATCTAGAGGTAAATTAGTATTTCTTATAGATGAAATGTATATATACGAAGGTATTAAATTCTATGGATCTCCCTGGATTAAACCAATTGAATTTCAAGAGGACAGATGGGCATTTAGTAGATTTGATACTTATGAAGATATACCACAGTGTGATATACTACTAACACATGATAATCCATTTTGTAATGAAGCTCTAGATGTTTTCTCCTTTGGAAAGAGTAAATATCATTTATATGGACATTGGCATGATGGATCTAGTGATGTAAATTCTGGAAGATACAATTGTTCTAGATTGAATAATTGTTATAGTTTTAAAAAGAATTATGAATTTGTAGTATTAGATATTATGACAGAAAAAGAAAAGAAACAAGTAGAACAAGCATTCTTAGATAAACTTATTAGTCAAGCATACAATAATAATGTAGCAGATTGGCTTAAGACTTTCAAAGAAATTGAACTACAACAAGATAAAGAAGATGAACTAGTTTGGGATACTTCAGCAGAAGTTCCTGAGTCAGCTGTAATTAGCGACATGGAGGATTAAATATGAAAGTAGAAGGAATTGTTACAGATAATGAACGTATTGTGATTGAAGCAATGTTCAATAATGTTATTGATGATACTATAGAAATACAAGCTATAGAAGAAAAAGTAATTATAGAGTATGTTAAAGAATAAGATGGATATTAGTATTCCTTATTACGAAGATAATAGCAGAGTAAGTAATTCTGCAATAGGATGGTTTATTAAAAGAGGTCCTAGGTATTTTCGTGATATGCTTGATGGAAAAGAAGAGGGAATGAACTTTTCTTTTCTTGAAAAAGGAACTATGATTCATGAATATTTACTTCAACCAGATGAATTCTGGAAAGATTATATTATTCTTGATTTTGCAACACCTAAAGTAAAACAGCAAAAGGATTTATTAGATGAGTATCATAGACTTATGCAAGTAAATCCATTAGAATCTCAAGATAAGCTTAAACTATCTGCTTATAAAAAAGCTTATAGTAATAAGAAATCTGATGAGAAATGTATTGAAGAAGCTGAAGGTCTTATTATGATTTATCAAGATTATTTAGAATACTTGAGTAAGAAAGATGATAATAAGAAGATAATTAGTTTTGCTGATTTACAAATGCTTAAGAAGATTAAGGAAAATATTCAGAATCATAAGAAAGCAAATGAATTGCTTTTTAATTTACCATCTACTTTTGAAACTCATAATGAATTTCATATTAACTGGCAAGTTAATAGAATCAATAATATTAAATGTAAATCTTTACTAGATAGAGTATGTTTTGATCATGTTAATAAGAAGATAATTCTAATTGACTTAAAAACAACTGTAAATGTCTATGATTTTGCACATTCAGTAGAAGAATACGATTATTATAGGCAAATTGCTTATTATGGATTAGCAATTCAATGGTATATGCAAGAGATATTAAATCTTAATTCTGAAGAATATGATTTTGAAGCATATATTATTGCTATAGGTAAAGATTCTGAAAATCAAATTAGAGTGTTTAACATGAAAAATGATAAAATACTCAGTGAGAAAATTGATTTAATTAACAATTCTTTACAGAAAATTTCATATCATATCAGTACAGATCAATGGGATCACTCAGTAGAATACTACGAAGGTGATGGTGTTGAAAAACTATAATAAATGCTTAATATTTTTAAGTGATTTTATAGAAGCGAAGATATCTTACTTTGATTGTCCAGCATTTGTAAATATGTATACAAATTTAAAAGGAGACAATTCTGAAGGAAAATTATATTTAGTTTATAAGTTTAGTAGTCATTATGAACTATCTAAAAAAATAGAGGAAATCAGTTGTAATAAAACATATTATAACTGGTTTCCTTATACTATAAATAAACAATCTTATATTGTCTTTTCATTTAAAGTTAGTAAAGATAAAATACAAGAATTAGAATTCTGTAAAAAAGGTAGATTTACTGATAGTTATTTAGATGTAAAAGATTTAGTTGTTATTTGGAAAGACTACTTAGATCAATTTGATGATTTGCTTAAGTCAAATGACTTTTGCTCTGATTATACTTGTACTTGTTAAAAATAAAAGGCTGGAAATAATCCAGCCTTTTTCATTAATCAGAATCTCTATTTGCAATTTGAGTTTCGTAATATCTTCTTTTAGAAGGTATATCCTATAATTCCCATATATTTTTAAACGGAGTTATTTTCATTCCAAATTTAAAAGTAGGAGAAAAATCTTTATAAGCGCCTCTATCTATTTTTTCATCTTCATTATTAATCAGATTATGTACCCATGCTGGTACAGTAGAAATTAATCCAGAAAAGTTATCATAATAACTATAAATGGGGAATGGAGTTTTGATAGTTGAGATAGCGTCTTGGATTGCCCAAGGGGTAGAAGACATCATAGTTTCAAAATCTGTCCTTACTAAAGCAAAAGCTAATAATTGTTTTAATATGTTATCCTTATCGTCATCTGCCCAAGCCTTTGCCATTGGCATTAAGAAGAAATGTAATATATTTACTCCTAATAGTTCTAAAGATAATTGTCTTATTGCTCTACGCTGATCATATGTAGAATTCTACATGTACTTCTACCATAAACCAATATTCCTGGTATCCCTTCGTATTGCAGAAATAATACTAAAAGGAACTCTAAATAAAGCTTCTTTGTATCTCTAAGAACTATAATCCCACTATCTATTCTATACCCATCTTTCTTGAAGTATAATAGGCATAAACTATCTGTGCATCATTACTAAACTTCCTATTATATTACTACTTAACATAGTTTTCTATAGTGGAGTAAGCTAACCATCAGCAGATTGAGCTAAATTTCTAGCAGTGTTACCAATGGTTTCTTTTTTAGCATCCCAGGCTTTTTGATAAGCAGGGTCTTTGGTTACGATATTTCCATTTTTATACTCTACTAAATCTCTAGAGGATCTAAATGTGTTCCATTGATTTAACATTACTTCGTCGTTACTATATTTACGTTTAAATTCTTCGCTACTAAGAAACTCTCCATTTACGTATCTATAGTTGTACATAACAGAATTTAGTATATGACCCTTTACGACATAATCACTTAAAGAGTATACTCCAAAAGCCCAGTTTCTAGCTATTTGTTTTTGAAAAGTAGATAGATTAAGTCTATCTGTTTTTATTTCAGCACCTACTTGAAAATATTCCATTAGTTTCATCTATGTACTATTGTGATAATCACTAAGTAAACTGAAATTATTTTTAAATAAGTCTACAATCAAAGCTTTAGCACCATTAATACTATCTTCAAAACTATAATACCTACCAGAAAGCGAATTAATTATATCATTATAGACTGCTGTAAAAAAACCCGTAGTAGCACATATAATGTTTAAACCTAGATTTACAGTAGTTCCTAATGCTTTTAAACCTAGCATTAATTTAGTAAAATTAACTTTTCTAGGTTTTATATGACCTTTAAATCCTAGTATAGAATAATCTCTTTCTTTGATATCCCATATAGCAGATTTAGTCTTAATGTCATATATATTCATCTCTACGAAACTTTTAGCAAACTTATATATATTAGATTCCTATCCTTTTTTACTCCTTCCTCTGTACTTACTTTTGACGTCTCGATTACCTATAAATTGTAGGATAGCTTCTGTTTTAGGTTTGAGTTCACTTTTTATTCTAAAGTTTTCAGCCATTTTAAAATACTCTACTATAGATCCAACAGTATTAGCTGTAATAGTAGAAGGATCATCCAGACTTTTAACATAATTCTGTGGAACAAAATATAATTTATCTGTGCCAGTATCTACTGCTTCATCGTTTAAACCAGTATCATCATTTCTAGTAGATACTTTATCTTTCCAATATTCTTTAAAACCTTCAAAACCTCTAGCTCTAACATATCTCCACATAGAACCTGATATTTGTGGCAATCTATATGAACTTAAATTAGTAAGATTAGTAAGTTTGCTGTTTGATTCTTTAAGAGTATTCACACATTCTTTATATAATTCGTGTAAATCTTCATTTAAAGACACTTTATTAAACGCTTCTGAATTATCATATAGTTCTAATTTAGGCAAATAGTATTCTCCTTGGTCTTCAACTTCTGGTTTGTAGTTCTTATTAACAAATGGAGAATTCTAATCTACCTCTGAAAAGTATATAGATGGCTATTCTTTAAGTATGTATTTTTCTTTTACTGGAACAACTGTTGTGAGATAAGATTTAGGATATATATTACCTTGACTATCTCTATTACAATGTGTCATTTCAAATTCTGCTAAAGTTCCATTAGCAATAGCATCGGCTCTAAGTTTATAAAATAATTTAGATGGTGTTACTTTAGCTATATCATTGAATTTTAATCCAGTAGTTTTCTTTTTACCATTTCTTTTTCTTATCTTATATAAATCTACATCTATTTTATCTAATTCAGCCTGAGCAACTCCTGGTATTAATTTTTCAATTTCGTGTGTCTTATCATCTCTAAATTGTTTAAGTATGGCTCTCTTTCTTTCTTGTAACTATTCATATAGCTTTTTATCCGATTCGTTATTTATTTCAGATCTTTCTACTTTAGAAAGATCATCGTAGAATTCCTAAGTATACTCATCTCTAGAATTATACTATAACCATCTTTGATACTGAGCTTCAGATAAACTCGCTTTTTTTTCAGCCTTAATTTTATCAAATAATGCTTTATTTGATTTTAAAACCATACCTTTAGACAACTTATCATTTAATGCAGCTAGTTCTACAGCTATTTCATATTCTTCACCTTGCTTTAATTTTCCATCTATACCGTATATACTAGCTAACTATTTTTTTTCTAAATATAAATCCTTTAGTTTACTTTGATTTTCTTCTGACAACTTACTTGTGTCATAGAATCCATTAGCGTCTTTTACAGTATCTAGTAGTTTGTGTATTTTGATTTGTACTAATTCTCTAGCATCAGCGGCTAAAGGCGATAGATTGTTAAATAGTTCATAGTATTCGGGAGTATATTTTCTTTCACAATGTTCCGATAACCATTTGTTTTTTCTTTTATTATACTCTGTACGTATAGTGGGATTTACAGAACGTAAATCATCTACATCTAACATGCCTAAATCACTTCTGAGCTACTTTAAGAATTGTTTATAGTCATTATTAAATCTACCATAGTTTCTTTTTCTGACTAGATATCCAGTAGGTAACCCATTTTCATCAAGCTCTACTAATTTTTTTTGATTAAAAGTACCAGCTTTTTTTAATAGTTCTGTTAGTTTATTATACTTTTCGTAAGTGGCTCTATTAACTTCAAATTCTGCATTTTGAGTTATATGAAATAAAGCTCTAATAGCTTCGTCATTAATTTTATCTCCAGCTCCTACCCAAGCAGTAATAGCTAATATATCTTTACCTACTGTTTCTTGATGTTCCTATATATAATTTTCTATAGTTGGACTATTAACAGATATACCGATTCTTCTAATTTCTTCAGCAGACTACTTAGTAATCATATTATTAACATTGTTAGCTCCTACATTTAGAATAGTCTGCATTCTTTTTGCTTCCTTTAATAAATTTCTATATAGATTTTCTCCAACTATATATTTATATTCCTCTGTAGCAGATAAAGTATTAACACATTCATCTAACATTGGACAATAGAAATTAAAGAAATCTTGTTTTAGATCTAACAACTACTTTAGTGTCATTTTATCCTACACTCCATTTACTACATCTCTGATTTGTCTTATAGTAGATAATATATCATATTTAGTACTATATATAAAGTTAGTTATATTCTAAATTCTATCTACTGTCCTATTTTCTAATTCAGATATTTGTAATGTTAAAGCTGCTTTAAATTCATCTGTAACATTAGTATCTTTTTTATTCAGAGTATATAATCTAGCTTTAAGACCATCATGTATTTTCTGTATTACTTTTTCTAATTCTTTCTCAAGATTTTCTTTAGTAGCATAATCATACTTATCAAAATACTATCTGTATGCTTCTATATATTCTTGTACATCTTGTTGATACCTTTCATCTAGACTATTAGTTAAGTAATACTACAAGGATTCGTCTAGCTCTGATCCCTTTGTTCTACTATCAGAAGCGGAAAAAGAACCAGTATTATCAACAGATTTAATTTTAGATGTATCTAATTCTGTTAATTCTTTAGTAGAATCATATTCTGGATCAGAAACAAACACTCTATCTCCATCAAATTCTGTAATAATAGGTTCACCGTTTTCATCTATAGCTGTAGATCCTTCAAACCACATACTAAACGTTTCTGTAAAGGTTTTAGCTTTTCCTTTTATAGCAGCAGCTCTGTCTCCATTATAATACTACAGTAAGTCTGAAAATAGCTTAGATGGCTTACCATCTTTTGTCTAATCAATAGGATTACCATTGTTTTCATTCCAGATATGGTAGGCGCCAATTTCGCCTACCAATTCTTTTAATTCATTAAATTCTTTTAGGACATTCTTATCACTAAAATTTGGACATATAATCATAATTATTTACCTTTACAGTTTTTATAAGCTTCATCGTTAAATTTCATATCTTGAACAGTATCAGTCCCAGTATTCATATCTGTAATTATATCTTGTACCTATTCATACTGAGTAATACCAGCATTTAATATAGAATCAAAGTATGGACTTTCTCCAAACACATCATCAGTTATTTCTGTAAAATTCAATACATCGTCACTTATTATAGTCTAAGTTCCATCTTCCATATCTACTTGCATATCTGATAACGTAACAGAATCATCTTGTCCTACCGTTATTGTAGAAATTTGTTCGTCTACTTCTCCATAAGTAGTAGAAGACTAAGTATCTTCTGTATTATGTATTTCATTAGATGCTTCTAAATCTGAACCTACTGTTGTAACTTCCGGCTCTTCCAAACTAACTGTTTCTTGTTTTTCTACAGTATTAATTACTATAGCATCTGAAGATTCATACACTAAAGTGGTATGATTTTTATTTGTCATAGGTTCAAAAAATTTCTAGACTAATTGTTCTATTTGTCCATTGTTCCAAATAGCTTCTTTAGGCAAAGCATTTTCTTCAAACGCAGATTGTTCCCCAGATTGTTTTTGATATTCATAGTACACTTTTCTATCATCTTTTGTACCAAGTGCAGGTATAATTTTATATACAGATTGTTTTGTATTTTTTACTGGATCACCATTTTCATCAGTTTGATATACTGTTGCTACTTTCTGATACAATATATAACTATTGATGTCATTAGGATTAAGTTGAATCTTAATAAATGGTTGATTAGCTCTCCAACTACTAAATACTGCTGGCATTGGTTTAGAATCAGGCTTTATTTGAACCAATGTGCCATATTTATTATCGTAATTACTTAATTGATACGGCTTAACTATCTTATCGTTTCTATAAGCATTTCTAGCTATTTCTGTAAATAACTCTGTAAAGTTATTATTCTGCATGTTTTCAGAATTAAAACCAAAATAGTCCATACCTACTAATTTATCATTATTAAGTATTTCTATAGCAGCTTTAATTGCATCTGAATAACCTTTTTGTTTCTTCCAAGCAGTAGTTATTACATCGAAGAATGAATCAGTACTTCTATTATCGAAACTAGTTAAGTAAGCATACACACCTAATCTATTAGCAAACTTTCTTATACTTTCATCTTCACAGTCTAGTAGATCTTGATATGCTGACAGTAATCTGTTTTCATAAGTAGCAGTATTAGTTAAAGCATTATCTGCTGTTACTATTCTATCGTATTTCTAGTTAGTACCATCAGATGCATATTCTTGTAGATAGTTAAGTAACTCATTCTTAATATGACCATTGAACGCAATTGCTGGTAAATCATTACGTTTTCTTAAATCATTTTTAATCTAAGTTAACCTTTTAGCCATACTTTTAGGTCCTCTTAACATATTAAGGAACTTCTTATCACTAATATTAAAGTCCTCAACTGCATTTACTACAGCTTTAGTTCTTAGTGAAGTAGTTAAGATTTTTGATAATTCAGCTACAGTATTTTTATCTGAAGAATTACCTAAAAAGAAGTCACACGCAGCATTAAATATTGTCTTATATCCTTTTGTAGCTTCTATAATTTGACCGCTTAATAATATTCTAGGAGTATTTATGCCAGCGTCTAATTTCTGCTTAAGGAATGTAGAAGATAAGTAATAATTTATAGGTTTTTCTATATTATCCGCACCATTAATATAGAATCTACTTTGATAATTATCTATATATCTATTTAATCTACGTTTGAAATTTAACTGTAATGGTAAAGTATTACCAAATTTCTTAGTATCAATCTATGATAATTGAACTAAATTTGATAAAACTTCTGTATCTGAAGACAAATCTTGATAAGCTCTAATAGATATGACTTGTTGATATAACCCATTGACTTCTTTTGGTTTTTTTAACGCTTCAGATGCTATTTTCTTATCAAACACGTCATTATAATTTACTTCAACAGCATCGTACCCATCTATAGATGGAAGTGAATATTCACTAGCTAAACTATTATAATACTGTGCATATTTTGCTTTATTAGAGTCACTATCATCTAATGATATAATCGCTTCTCTCAAAGAAGTCATATATTCTTTAGCTATAGATTTAAGTTTATCTCTTTCAGTTATTCCTTTTTCTGCACCTATTATACCTTTACTTTCTAACATTTCTTTAGTAAATCTACGCAATGCAGGTTGTGCTAAGAAGTAGAAAGTATTCTCACCTTTACCGCCTCTGATAAGCAAAGAGGTCATATTATAAGTAATAGAGTTTACGTTCAAAGCCATAATATATGGGTCTTTGGCAACGTCCACGTGAGCATTGATCAATGCTGACAACCAGTCCATAATACGTTGATCATCTTCTCCCTATACCTAATCTAATTGACCTAAATTATATCTATTAGCGTTAGAATAATTGATACATAAGTGAGTAAATTGAGTTAACGCATGATTAGTAGAGTTAAGTGCAAATGGAGCAATACCTGCTTTACCACCAGTATATTCTGTCTTTCTAGAAAGCTAAAAAGAAGGAGCTAATTCATACATAGGATTTACTTCTACAGTATTCTTTGGTTGAACGATTGGAAGAATTTGCTTTTGAAGAATCTTTGTTAATGTATCAATAGAAGCTCTAGTTTCAGCAATATTGGTAAAGTCAGTCAGTACTAATGAGTAATTATCTAGCAACTTATTAACATAACCTTGTTCCGATTTTTCGTCTGAACTTACTCTTTTACCATCTTTATATGTATATGTAGCTAGATAAAGTTTATCAACGTCGAAGTCAGAACCAGTCATAGCTGTAAATTCTTCAGGAACTATAATTGTATCACCAATAGTAGTTGGCATAACATCAGCTACTTGGAATGAGAACATAGAAGACAAACCCTGTGTAGGAATACGATATCCTATACCATAAGGTTTAGATTCTACTTCTACACCATCTACCATTCTACTACCTATTATACCATTATCAATTAACCATTTGCGTTTACTATAAAAACTTGCATTTTTAAGTTCTTCTGGTAATATATCTCTAAAGAAGTTTTCACTAAGTATAACTTGCATATGACCTTCTTTAGCTAAGAATTTTAATTTCTTTCCTTGATTAAAAGCTGAACCTAATTCTGCATCAGTTTCTACACTTCTACTAACAGCTTCATATGCAAATGAAGACATCTGAATAGCAGAACCACCGGGAGTATTTACATCCACTACTGCTTTATTAACAAAAGAAGTTATCTTAGTTTGAATCCAATCTCTAATACTTTGAGCTTCAATTGGTACTACAATGTTTCCATTTTCATCAACAGTTAAATTGGCAATTATTTCAGCAGACATACCTGAATTTGTAGCCTATCTCTGAAGATAATTTACTATTTTGCGATTATCTACTTTGCCATTAGTAAAGAACTCTTTTTTTATTTTGTTCTAACCTATTCTGGAGAGTGAATTAATAGCATCCATAATATTCTTCTTAATTTCAGAACCTTTTACAGCTAATCCTTTATTTTCTCCATAAGTACGAGTATCTACTACATTAGCAAAACCAATTTTAATAGCTTGTGTACCAAATGATCTTTCAAGGTGTTCGTGTGGATCAGTATTTAGCTACAATCTAATTTGAGTTAGATCCTAAGTATATGTTGCTAATCCTTTACCAGAAACACCATCCACATCACTATTAGATGTTAATTCAGATAAGTTTACTTTACCATCTTTATAGAATGATAACTTCTTTCTACCACCAACTTTAATAGCTGATTCAAATGCTACCATATCTATATAACCTTTACTAGCATCATTCATACGATCATATAAATATTTATTATCAGCTTTAGCAAAAGTCTTAAATAGCGGGAATAAAGCCATCTTATCGAACGTATTTACATTCATACCAAGAGTCTAATCAAAGTGATCACCAAAGTAAACCATTTTAAGAGGTTGTGTGATAGCTTTAATTGCTTTTTGATACTTCTCAGTATCACTCAACCAGCTATCATCAGACTCCATAATATTATAAGCTTCTTCGATTTCAGGACTCCATTCTCCTAAAGACTTCATCAATCTCTTATAGAACTCTGGTCTGATGTAAACAGCAGCATCTGCTTGATTAATTTCTCCGTCAGCATATGGTTTAGCGCTATTTTTAGCTTGTTGTTCAATAAACTTAATAGCATCTGGATTCTTTTTACGTAATCTACCTAATGTACTTTCTATAGCATGATCGTCCTTAACGGCATTTAATGCTTGCTAATCAGTAACACCAAACTCTTTTTGGAACATATCCTTTATTAAGGATTTTCTAAACATACTATATAATGTATCATATACTGTAGATCCTATTTCATTGTCTGATAACTATAATACTTGGAATTTAGAATCACTTCTATCTTCCTAATCCTTAGTATCTCCCCATTTAGTTCTCAAGTTTGTTCCAGTAGACAATACTGAAGATAGACGTTTAATTTTATCTACATCTCTACCAGTTATCATATAATAAGCAGAATAACTCGATTTATCTCCATCTGGGTCATGTTTATCTATCCAAGCTTCTAATGTTCTTTCATCTGATATAACAGGTACAAATGAATCATCATTAGGCTTATATATCATAAGTTCTTTTTGCCATTTATATAATGCAGGATCTCCAGTAAAACACTTCTCTATTTCTATAGTAGAAATGGCACTATTAATAGCATGTGAAGCTATAATAGAATATATCACATCTGTTCCCTTATCTCTGCTATCAGTTTTAGAACTTATCTTTTCAAATTCTTCTACAAAGTTTATAGGTATATATTTATTACTTAAGTCTTCACCTATCACACCTAGTTCTATAGCTTTTGATATTTCGTTATTTACATAATCTACTAACAAATCATTGATAGCTTCTTTGATTACTGTATCATTATCTAATGCCTATTTAATTACACTCAGAATATCTTGTATAGACTGTGAATCATTAGAATATTCAGCTTTAGCTAAAATTTCATTCAGATTATAAGTATCACCGTTAATAGTTATCTTATTAAAATATCTAAATCTTCCACCATTACCGTCAGAGAACTTCCCCTTTTTACTACCATAGTAATTACCAACAGATAGATTGGGATTATCTATAACACTTTGTTTAGTAGCAAAATACTTCTATATAGCATTATATTCATCTCTTAAATATCCTTTGAATATATTTAAAGTTCTATCTGAGAATCTTCTCTTTTGATCCTAAAATATAACTCTAGTTATATCTCCGTTTTCATTGTATTCGTAATCAGTGATAGCTGTAGATGGTAAGAAATCCTTGACCATTTGAATACCACTTATAGTGTGCCATGTCTTTTTATCAGACATAGTAGGACAAAATAAGTGATTATTAAATCCAAATGTCATTTTAGATAAGTAATCCTCTATAGGAGATATACCAAAGTAATCACGATTAGTGTTTTGCAGATTCTCTTCTAAGTTTAGATAAGTATTTAATTTAATTAAATCAGCATTACTGTTTATAGATTGTAATAACAAAGAATTTGCAGAGTAAGGATTTTTGCCTAATAATTCTCTTTTACCGTTCAAATTATATTTCAACCATCTTATTTGGTCTGACATATAATTATTCTCTGTAATAGGATATACTAGATTACCATCCGCTCCAGTTACACTAAATTCTTCTGGAGATGGGTGTGTTCTACCCCAAGCTATAGCCATTAGATTTATCTAAGCATCTGGTTTTCTACTAGTAAATATTCTATCAAATGTTCTAGCAGTTTCTCCACTTCTGGATTTTATACTACTTGTACCTCTAATTGCAGCTATGTTAATATTATTTAATATACTTTTAGTTAAAGAAGTACTAGCATTTGCAGATCTCCAGAAATTCTCAAATGATTGCATGTTAGGCTAACCTGTTCCATTAGTAAGTAAATAGTCTAATGCTAAATCATCCATATTAATAGATAGATTATTACACATATCTATAAAGTTAGATCTAACTTTAATATAATCATCCAAAGTTTTATCTTTCTTTTTTAATACATTATCTATTAATATTTTATGTTTCCACACAGCAGAATGAAACTTATCTTGATTTATAGTTCTAGTACCATCTTCATTAACATCAATTAAATCTGACAAGAAGAACTATTGCGACCATTTCTTTGGTAATCTACTTATCTTTCTATATACATCAGAATTCTGAATTCTCCATTTTAATTTATTAGAATATTCTTGTGTAGCATATTCTATTTGTTCATCAGATCCTCTCTGTGCAAAAGGTATCTGCTTTCTTTCTACAATTATTGCAGTTAAACTATTTTTTGCACTTTTAACTGTATTTAATATTTGAGTCTAAGTGACCTCATCAATAGGATCATCTTTTGAAGTTAACTTATTATATACAGTCATAAAGAACGGATCCACTTTACCAAGATTATAACACTTATCTACTAAGTCTAAGTAACTTTCAACATTCCACAGATTCTCTAATATTTTATTCCACACAACATTGAAATCTTCAGATCTAGTAGTCATCAATAGGTCATCTTCTTCTTCCACTAAGTACTTATTACCTGTTTCTGGATCAAACTAATACTTAGTTTTAGGTATAGAATAAAAGAATAATTTTGCTTTGAAAGCAACATTAGCTTTTTTACTTATTGTATAACTTTCTTTATCCCAAGTATTATCTGGATTATCTCCGAGCTCTCTTTCTTCTCTTTCCCGTTCTTCTGATTCTTCAGTATTCTTTTTGATAATACTAAAGTTTCTTAAATAATCATCTATTTGCTTCTTGAATACTTCTTTGTTGTTGATTACATCTTTGATAAGTTGTTCTTGGGATTCATCATACATTCCTAATTCTAAGTTGGTAGTTAGAATATCATCGAATATATCATTAATCTTTTTAGGTAAGCTCTGTAAATCTTCTATACTACTAATATTAAATGTATCCATTACTGTAGCATTCAAAGAATCTACTACAGCGTAGAAAGTAGTAGCATCTGCTATAGAAGCTATTTTCTTTAATTCTTTATCCTCTACTCCTGGAACGTAATAGTACAACGTACCACCAAATCTTTTTTCAAAATCTTCTAGTGTAGATTTAGACGGTTTATATTTTGAAAACTCTCCTTTACGTATTTTATTAAATAAAGTTCTTACTAAATCTCCATTCCTAGTAATACCTAATACTTTAAGTATTGTATTAAATAATTTTTTAACCCTATATGCTATAGATGGTCTAGTTTCATTTAGCATATACTGTCTGAATTCTTCAGCAAGAGCCTCTTCTACTTCTTGTTTAGAAGCATCTCTTAAATACGGATATTGTTTTACATAATCTTGATATACTTGTTCTCTAAGCTTATCGTTTATTAATAACTAACTTACATAATGGAAACCTTCGTGGAATTCTACTCCTTGCCCAGATTGTTCTGATAAGAATATTCTCGCTGCTATATCGCCACTAAGTCTATCCATACATACTTTTAAAGCACCATACACCTGTGGAGCGTTAGCCATTCTAAATACTGCTTCTGAAGTTACAACATCTGATTTGTCAATGCCCAGTTTATCTTGTAACCATTGTCTAGCTTCATCTACATTTAATTTACCTTCACCTTTTACTTGTGAAGTTAACCCTCTTTTAGCTAATCTCTGAGCAGCTTGCAATTTACCATTTCTACGAATTACTTGCCATTTACCAGTTTTATATTTATATTGAGGAGAATTAGCTTTCATCCAATCTTTAATCTGTTCTTCAGACCAATTTTCATTAGTAGAAACATATTCTATACCGTTAGTAGAAACAGGCTTATTGTCTTGTTTTACTTGTTTAGTACTAGTTTCTTTTACCTATTTCTATACAGGCTATGGTTTATTCATATTAACCATTTCTGTTTCAGTAACTTGTGGTACAGCTACACCATCTGTATATATAAAAGGAGCTCTATATATAGTATCACCTAAATCTGTTTCAATTTTACCAGTGTTAATTAACCAAGTAAGTAAAGATACTGGTCCTTCATCAGTACCTATTCCTAAGTCTTCTCTAGTAAAAGCTAATTGCTCTAAACCTGCTATCTTAAATTGTTTAGCATTTGGATACTATTTGAAGTAAGAAGCGGCTAATCTAACAATACTATTTGGTATAGGTTCTAATAAAGCATACTTATCTGTATTCCAATGAAGATCTTTAGCTATTTTTCTTACAGCTAATTTATGCTGAGATTCTGAGGCTCTACTAGGATCAAATTCTACTTTTATGTGTTTACCATTAGAATTTCTTACAGCAAATTGTACATGTGTATTACCTTCTTCAGACTAGTAATAGAGCATTTTATCCATTAAAAATGGATATTTTTGTCCTATTTCTTCACTTATTAGAGTTTTTGGTCCATTATTAACAATTATATTAAGTACATCTTGCTCAGCTCCGCCAAGTTTTACTTTACCGATCAATAACTTATATGCTAATTCAGCTAAAGAATTTACTTTACCGTCTTTTCCCAATTCAACTTCATCTCCATAAATATCATAATCTAATTTATGTATAGACAATTGAATAGGAGCTATAGAATCATTAGGTGTTTGTTCTGCTTTTGGGAATATATATAATGCTCCAGATCTACCAACACCATTACCAGCTAATTCGTCATTAGACCCTAATTTGCGAATAACAAAAGGTTCAGTAACAAAGTCTTCTACAGAACCAGTACCATAACCAATTTGCAATTCCTTTACTTGTTGATCTAACTTTCTTACGTTATTTTGTTCTAATCCAAAGTCATTAACTTCTGTAAGTTTACGTCTTACAGGAGCTCCTTCTGGAGATTTTTGGTTATTAAATTCTCCATTACTTATTCTTAATTTAGCTGGTTTAACAGACTTTATAATAGTAGTAGGTATAGTTTTATTACTACCAAGGTAAGCATTTACTATCTGTTGCCTAATTTCTATTAACTTTTCTTTCTACTTTTGTAACTACTGAACTTGTTCAGAATTATAATTACCAGATGCTATTTCTTTATCTACATAATCTGGAGTTCTTAGAGAAGCTATCATTACTCCATCAGTATCTTCTAATACTAAGTGAATAGCTTGCATATATGGAGAAGTGTCTCCGTATCTATGGTTAGTTACTATATAATAAGCATTTACAGAATTTATCCAACCGTTCTTTAAAAGTCTTTTAGATAATTCTTTTCCTGGTAATACAGGTATTACTTCTCCTTTACTATTAGTAAAAGTAATAGGTTTACCATTCACAGTAATATTCATTGGAGATGTAGCATCTGGTTGGAAGAAAAACGTGTTAGAAACATGTTTTACTTTCTATACCTTTCTATTACTCAATGCATCAGAGTTATTAGTAACAGTTTCAGGTTTCATATTAGCGTAGCCAGTTTCTCCATATACTTCAGTAGAAGTATCTTCTAGCATTTGAGCTTCTGCTGCCAATACTTCATCAGATATAAAAGTAGTTCCATCATTTACATATATACCTCCATCAACTATAGTTATAGTAGGAGCATCCTGAGCAGGCTTGCTGTCTTCTACTTGAGTTGGAGTTGGTGGTACTGGATTACTTTTATCTTTTGTATTAGTGTTCTGTTCTTCATTTGCTTCTTGAGCATCTGTAGCTACAGCAATTTCTGGTACTTCTTCAGATGTTTGTTCACTAACACCAGATACTTCATCAGGATTCTATAAAGTTCTGTTACGTATATCTTCCTATTCTAGCTCTTGTGGAGAAGGTGTGCTATCTTCTATGTGACTAACATCGTCTACAGTTACATCAACTTTTTCTTCTCTGGCTATAATATCCTGTACTTCTTTTTCTGGCTATTGTATCTATTCTTCTATAGAACCTTCCACCAGAACATCTTCGCTACTAGGTTCTATTTCTAACTATCTACCTTTTTGATTTAGTAAAGCTTGCTCTTCTTCTCTAAGAATTTCATCTACATCTGTAGACATAGACTCTGGTATTACAGGTTCTGCTGTTTCTGTTTTAGTTTCTTGTACTACAGGCTGTTGTTGTACTCCTTCTTGTATTGGAGTTTCTGGTTTAACTTCTACTTTTTCTTGTTTCTTAGTAGTATCTTCAATAGCAGCTGCTGGATTTTCTATTACTCCCTCTTCTGGTAGTACTTCACCAGCTTCCTCTTTTTCTTTTCTAGCAACTTTTTCCTATCTAACTGATTTACTTAGATGTTCAGCAAATAACGAATTGGCTACAATTCTAGACGCACGTTCCTGATCAGCTAATTCTAGTAAATCATTATACTTCATCTGAGCTTGTTGATTATACTTAGATATAATAGATTTTCTACTAGGTTGAGGTTTACCTTCTCTTAGTGCTTTATCTGTATATTCTTGTATAATATTATCCTATTGCTCTTCAGATAAATCTTTGAACAAATATCCTTTGATATCCTAATATGATTCTGCTTTAAGTTTACCAGTAATATAAGCTGTGGCTTGATCTCTCAATCTATCTCTTACAGCTTTATTCATTACAAACGCTGTTACATAATTCTTTATCTATTCAGCATTTACTGGATCTTGAGCCTAATCTAAATTTTGTATACCATATGTACTTACTATTTGTTGAACGTTTCTTTCTATTCTTTCTTTTTCTCTTTTAATGTAGTTTCTCATATTATTTATATTTCTGAGATCTACATCTAAACCAGTATCCTCTGATAACTGTTGTAAAGTTTTAGTTCTATTAGTAAGAGCTTTATACAAATCTGTTATAGCTTGATTCTATAATTTTAGATAAGTAATATCATATACAGCATTTGAATATTCATCAAAAGTAGGTAAAGTAGATAAAAAATCTTGTTCTATTTCGTCTGCATATTCTGGAGTAGCGTTCATTTTGTATTGATAATCTTCATCAGACTACCTTTTATTTTCAACAAATGCGTCATAAGATTCTCTAGCTTTTTGTAGAAATACATCATCTTTATTAGTTTTACCTTGTTCTATTATCTTTTCTAATTCTTTGGCTACATCGTTAGTTGATTGCTCTGCCTCATTCAATCTATCTTTAATATGTAGATAGTTCTTAACTATTTTTCTATGCTCAGAGCTGCCTCTCTTAATACCTAAATCTTTTAAATTTTCATCAATAGATTTATTACGATATTCAGCCCACAGATTAGTAGCTAGATTTTTGTCTTCATCTATCATTTCATCTGTTACTCCAGGCTGTTTCAATTTTTTAGCAGACTCTAAATAATCTGTAACATAATTAATATCTTTACCAGCTTGTAAAGCATCGAGGAAGACATCCATTTTGTTATCCTGTTCAGCATTACTATATCCTTTAGCAATAAGTTTTTGTACTTCTTTATCTGAAGCATACTGTCTTACTGCATTTTTCAATTGTACTGCATTACCAGCAAATGGCATTACTAAACCTATGAATCCACCAATATCCATCGCCTTCTTTAATTCATCATCTGTATTTAGATAATTATCATTTGATAAACCAAAGTAAGCAAGATTGGCTTCATACCCAAGAAGACCAGCGTTGTATGCAGCAGATATAGGATTTATTCCTTTGTCTTTTAAATAGTCGTATTCTCCTCTTTGATATCTACTACCAACTACAGATTGAACACCTTCTTCACTACGTTCAGATACAAAATTAATAGCATTAGCTTTAGCGAATTTACCAATGTTTTCTAATAAATGTTTCCTAGTAATATTTTGTCCAGGTCTAGACGCTTTGTTCAGAATATTTTCCACCCCTCTGTCAATAGCTTTACCCAAACCAATCTAGTCTACTACACTTGGTATTTCATCTAAAGGTCTTTCTATACCTCTAGCTTTTGCTAATGCTTTACTAGCCTAATTCCATAATATTTTACCCCCATAGGAAAACGGCATACTTTGTAAATAATCTGAATAACTTAAAGCGTCATTCACATCTCTAACCATTTGTAAGCCATCAAAAGCATCGTTTCTGATTTCTTCAAAATCTTTTTGATCTGTAGTAAGACCTTGAGCTAAACCAGCTTGTAGTTTTTCATTTTCGTCCATCTAATCTACAGGATAACCTAACTCACCCAATCTAGGCTCCCAAGATTCTAATACTCTATTTACATCTGTCTTATTATCGTTAGCACTTTGTAATACTCTTTGCTGATAGTTATCAAATACTTCACTAGCTGTTTCAGATTGCCTGTAATATTTAGCTAACCAAAGATTAAAAGCTGATTCTCCTAAAGCGATTGCTGTAGCTGCTTGACCAATACCTGGAACAGCAGTTATAGCACCTCTAACAGCTAGACTTCTAGCTGCTTTATTAGCTAATATTGAAGTTCCTGTTTGTAAGAACATCATTTCTATTTCAGACAAAGAACTACCAATATGACCTAGATTATAAAACCAAGATTTAGGATCAGTAATAGATAACTCAGATTCATTTACTCTCTGCTCAAATTCTTTAGTAAGAGCAGTAGGATCGTACAACCAATTACCTTTCTTTAAAGTATTCTATCTTTTTACTATCTTAGCTGTTTTATCTTCGTATTCATCATTAGCATCAGATAATACTTTCTAAATAGCGTCTAATCTTTCTTTATCAGACATTTGTTGCTATTTATTGTTCCATAAGAAATCTTGTTCTTCCTAGTTTAATGCATTATCTTCTAACGCTGTAGCTATATTATCTAGCGGATTTACGTTGAATATATTATTATCTTTAAAGTCATTTAGCAAAGCTTTAAAGTTTATAGCTATACTACCATTTACATTCGTAGGATCTGTATCGTAGAATAAATCTCTTAAGTACGGATTAGATTTAGCATACTCTTTTATATTAGGTTCTAACTAATTGACAGTTTGTACTGCTATTTTCTATTCATCTGTAAGTATATTATTAGAGATATTATCTACAATAGACTTAGCTTCTAAATAGTTTTGAGCTTCCTATATCTGTGGTATCCATTTAGATTCTGTTTCCATTAAATTGTCTTGTAATTTAGACAATCCAACACTAAGTCTTTCTTTTTGTATATACTGATATAATGGATTAGCATTATCTAATACATTAGTTATTAGTTTTCCAGTATTCCATACAATATCTTCAGCTAAAGATCTTTTATTATCTTTAGCTTCTTCTACTACTGGCACTTCTTGTTCTGTAGTAAATTCATTTATTCCATATGACTATGGTAGTTGCGATATATCAAACCCTTCGCTGTACGGAGTCATAGCTTCCCTCACTAGCTATTGTCCTAGTGAGGGGGAATTCAAATTAAATTTATTTTTCTTAGCCATTTTTTATGCGATTTTATTTTTCTTCTTCTCCGGCAGAATAACCAATGCCGTAAGCTTCCTGTTGTGTACTTGGATATAATTCAGATCTAAATGCATCTGTCATAGATAGCTTCCATGCTTGTTGATCTAAGTATTCAGTATTTAATTTATCTTGTGGATCTGGAAGTTTATTTAGTAATTCTATCTACCAATATACATCTTCTGTAGGAACATTGTAAGATACTTTTCCTTTATAGTTATATTTACTGCTATACTCTCCTTCTTCTAAGTATCTTTGAAATGGTAGTTTACGTTTATCTCCTTCTTTTATTTCTGTAGATAGAGACACCTTACCAGAGCGATCGTATATTCTTTTAGCTCCAGATATAACCATATCTGCGTCTGTTATACCTAACGCATCTAATTGACTTTGGGGTATAGCTACTGTAATTACCTAACTAGAATTAGGCTGTACTTGTCCATTTTTATTTACAGGTAAAGTAAGAATATTACCTCCCTATTGAAGAATAACATTAGTAAGCTTACCGTTTTTAAGAGCATCTCTAAACTTATTCTTTCCAGATTCTACATGTTTATAACCAGCTATTTCAGATATAACATCTGTAGCTAAATCTAATTGTCTAGGATTAGCTATTACTCTATATTTACCTAATGGAGTAGTAACCGTTTCAGATGTAACACCTGGTATAGTAGTTTGTAACAAATCATTTACAGAAGCTATAGGAGATGGAGCTGCAAATCTATTCAAAATATCATTAGTAGCGTTTGATAAATCTATATTAGTTAATTTACCATCTGTAGCATATTCTTTAAATATTTCATTAAACAGTTTATTTGGTGTGTAACTATTAGATTCATTATATATTTTTCGTAATTGTTCCTTAAATATATTTGCAGATAGAGTATCATTTGATTCGACAGCTTTATTATATTGATCGGTTAAAGAATTTATCTGATCTCTATATTTATTAGCTATGTAAGCTTGAGTTCCTAATTTAAATGCATCTCCACCAGTAGCTGCAATAGATTCTGTCAATCTAAATGGTTTTTGAGCAGTTTGTTGTCCTGTTCTAGCCCTCTTTAATCTATCTTCTTCGTATATCTTAGATAAAGGATTAAGTTCTCTATCTTCATATGCAAATTCTCTACCAGCTCTATATATACGACTAGCAAATAAAGCATTGGCTTGTTCTGGAGTATATCCTTGCTGTATTAATACTTGTATATGTTTCTGTGCTTCAGGAGTGTTATATATAGCAGAAATATTGTTAGCTATTTCTTGATCTGTTCTTTCAGATGAAACTCCTCTCCAATCATAAGCACCTTCTTGTCTAATAAATCCAGGCTTTAGATTATCAACATAAGGTTTTACTAAATCTACTTCTGACTTATAAGCTAATGGAGCAACATCATTAAATACTCCACTATCTAAAGTATTATAATTAGTAAAATCAACTTCATGCCATAAAGGATTATACTTACCAGACAGCATAAGTTGTTGATTTACTTTCTATCTCTAAAGTAATCCTTCTCTACTCTGTTGTAACTAACTTAGCTCATTATAAGGTCTAGTATTAATAAACGATTGTATTAAGGATCTACCTTCTGCTGTTTTAATCAAATCTGGATTAGCTGCTAATTTATTTACTACATCTTGTCCAGCTCCAACTGTTAAATCATACCATCTCTTAGTATCTACAGCTGATGGTGATCTAAACTCTGACCACTTAGTAAACTGATTACCTAAATCCTAATAAGCTTTATCTACTCTTTCGTTATTTGCTTTACCTATAGCATATAACTATTCAAAGGGTATTGGTGTATACTAACTAATATACTCACTTTCTATTGGTTTATCAAATCTATTCGTTGCCATTATCTTTTCAAATTATTATATAATTTAGTTAATTGATCTGATGTCATACCATATTCCAAATAAGGTAACATAGCTTCTAGTACAGCAGAGTCTCTTTTAGTTAAACGTTTATCTCTACTTATCTACTATATTCTTGTAGATAAATCACCAAATCCTTTTCTACGAATATTTCTAGTAGCTGCATCATTCTAAGCTTGTTCTACAGAAGCTAAATGTCTAGCATTAGCATACTGTTGCTCCCATTGATTAGCTATTTGAGCATTGTTAAATGCCATTTGATTTTCAGCATTGTTCTTAGTAGCATAAGCATTAGCGATAGCTTTGTTCCTATTAACTGCTGACTGTAAACCAAATGCCATATTGGCTCCAGTGTTAGGATTAATATTAGCCATATTGTATCTAGCAATTCTATCACTTAGTGTAGCTTCTCTAAGTATAGGATCTATATTATAATCAGTAGGACCATATACTGGATCATAAGTATATGTTTCTACTCTTTCAGGACTACCTGAGAATATATTACCAATAGGTCCAGCTAATGCAGCTATATTGTCTATTAGATCTAACCAGTTATTATCACTTGGAGTTTTTGGCTTTTTACTATTTGCACTATACATATTACCTACTGGAAGCTGTCCAGGATTACCAGTATAGTTAAAGTATTTACTACTTCTAGCATTAGCAGTATCTACATTACCAATAGGAGCATTAATATTATAAGGAATGCCTAATCTACTTGCCACTTCAGATGATGGTATATGTCTAGGTCCATTACTTTGATTAGATCTACTATCTACATATGCTTGACCAATCTTATGCCAATCGCCATACTTTCTGTCTGTCATTAAAGATCTAGCTTGTTCTACTGTAGGTATAACTCCTTTATTCTTACCTAAGTAAGTAGACATATCTCCATATTTACCACCATAGATATCTTTTACATCTTGATCTGTGATACCATTGACCCAGTTTAAGTAATCTTGTGTATAGTTATTTTTATCTGAATCCCAGTATTTAAAATCAGACATATTTTTATTATATCCATATGGTTTAATGCCTTTAGTGCCATCTGCATAAGCAGCAGTATTCTTCTTTATTTTTTTACTTTTCAAAGCTTCTTGCTAATCTAATAGTGCCTGATAAGCTATCTAATTATTTCTCTCATTTAGCATCTAACTATTTTCAGCATATATATTATTAGCTTTATTGTTGCTTTTCTTCATTAACTTCTTTCCCATTTCTGCAAATGTTTTATTTGTTCCTGGAACTTTAATCTTATCACTTAATACTTGAGTTCCAACAGGTACATTTAATAAATTAGAATCTGTAGGTTTACCTTCCTCTGGTACAGATCCTATAGTTCCATCTGGTGTTCTTAACATCTCACCATCATCTAAGTAAGCCATAGTAGATGGTACTACACCACCTTTAGATAAACTTAATTCATTGTATCCATTTTCTTGATAGTAATCAGCTGCTACTTGTTCAGACATTTGTCTAGCCTGAATACCATTTTTAATTCTACCAGCTTTATTACGTATATAACTTTTACTATGACCAAATAGACCAGCTATTCCTGATGGTAATTCATACTCACCAGTCTACTCATTAACAGAACCACCAGAACCTATACTTGAAGTAATACCACCAATAGCTCCACCTATTACTGCTCCCCAAGGTCCACCAATAGAAGCGCCCATTGCAGCTCCAGATCCTATGCCACCTATTACACCAGCTGCTGTAGGTTTCTATCCACTAGTAGCGTTACCTATCATACTACCTATAGCTCCAACTCCTTGTGTAACTACATTTGCTTTATCTACTCCACTCATGTTTCCCCAATTTGAAATAGCATCAGCGCCGAAAGCATATCGAGGAACTCTTTTTAATTTCTTATTTTTCATATTATAACATTGAATATCTATAAGTTGTTTTAATATACGGAAGCTTAAATTCTTTATTATCGTTGCAATCAAAAGTATAATTGCAAATCAAATATTTTCCTCTCATTCTTCCAGCATAAGACATATTAGTCTATTGTTGTAAATCTGGTTTATCTTGTTTTTCTCTACTTATTGCAAATCTGTAATTATCCTCTCTAACTTCTATCTGATTATAATCTATTGGTTCAGTAACTTGTGTCTTAGTTTCAAAATGTATATCAGTTATTAAAGTAGGTTTTTCCTCATCTCCAACATCTTCAAATTCAGCTGAAAACCATTGATTATCGAATACTTTAGTATATGCTATATCTTTATTTACTACAAATCTTACATAAGATATACGTTCTTCCTTCTCTTTGCTATCATCTACGTAATACATATTGTGTAAATAGTAACAATTATTGTCTTTAATAGTAACTAATCTAGTAGAAAATGGGAAGAACCAGTTTGGATTATGAGTATAGAAAGATGTAAATACATTTAACTATTCATTAAATATTAAACATCTATCGTATATTCTAAACCATACTTCATTATATTTCTTATCATAGAATGATACTGGATTTTTTCTAGCTGAGTCTGGCAATCTATTTAAATATGTCTATACTTGTTTTACCTTAGATAATTCATTGAATCCGTTACCTAGCGAACATATTACATTTTTATCAAAATCGTGCCAATATAAAGTTGTTTCTGAATTAGTAATACTTTTATCATTTATAATACTACTACCATTTTGTGTAACTAAGTAATCATATCTTGTTAATATTCCACCTGTACCTAATACTAGTTCTCCAGCATTATTATCATTAATTAATGATCGGTCATTAACAGAAGCTATACCTACAGAACTATCCTAAAAGAAATACAATCTGTTTTTAAACACTTTTAAATTAGTAACAGGTCCATATGTACTATCTGTATCTAAATAATTAGCAAATTTAAATTTAGTCCAACTATCTGTCTATTCGTTAATAGACTTTACTTCAGAACACGTAATACGATTCATACTCTTTACGTTATCTTCAGCGTATATAGAACTTTGAATATAACCTTTAGCGGTATTAGTACTAGAATATGCTGAATTATATGTATACATAGGTTTTCCTTGAGTATAGTTTGTATTTAGTGCACCAGGTTCTGTTAAAAAATATACATTAGCCTCTCCAGTTTGAGCATTGCCAGTAGATACTGTTGTATCTTGAGAAAAATGTTCATCGTTTCTATAATGTAGATTTACACTAGATTCTAGAGGTATATAAGCTGCAACAAATCTCTTGAAACCGTTTCTATCATCTGGATCATTTCTAGTAAATAACAAAGTGTGCACATAATCTAATACACCCAAATATGTATCACCACCAAAACACATTGCTGTATCATATCCTTCCCAAGATGTTTTAACATAAGTGTTAGTACTATAATAAGTAGAATAACTCCTACTTATAAATGTGTTACCACCATACTGAGTAGCACTTTTTTTTATGTTAACGAAAAGTACAGAATTATATCTAAACTTTCTCAGCATTGGCGTTGTACGTATACCAGTAAAACCTCCGGAGTATACATCTGGAGCACTAATAGCTAAACATACCCCATGTGGTCCAAGAGCTTCATTAGAACCAATACTATAATTGATAAACCCAAATCTATCTATATAGTTTACTATTTGTTTAGCATCAAAAGCTTCTTGGTAAGGAGATATATTAGTAGGTTTAACGACGTCTTTTATAGGAAAAGATTGACGCAAATTAGAATTGTCTTTATGAGCATAGTTCTTACCAAACATCTAATAATATTTACATACTCCTCCACTAAGTCTGCCATCATTTTGCTCAAATCCATCAAATACTCCAGATTCCAATTTAATAACTGGTCGATCTCCATCATAATCCGATCCTTCTACTACACCACCAAATGAATTTTCAGTCTAATTGTTATCATTTCTACCTAACACTTTTGTGAAAGGTATTCCTAGTCTGTGATGTTTATATCTATTATCATCACAATATGTAGCGGAATGAGCACAATATAATGGAACTATATTCATATTACTAGTAACAATAGAATCTGAATTTTCTTTATTAAAACATATATCAGCTGTTACTAAATCAAATATACCGTTAACGTCCATTGGGTTTATAGCTTGAGTATCTTGCTATACCATTTTGTTATCATATATATGATATATTCCTTGTGCAAACGGTGATACGGTAGTGTCTGTAAATGTTGGCATAATAGTAGGTCTTCTATCTATGCTACCAATAGAATATTCAGCTCTATAATCTTCAGTATTATTCTACCACCCATTGAATCTAACAGTTTTGTTTAGTAATCCCTAAGTAACCACAGTTCTATCCGCCAACGTTCTGTCGCATCTTACTATTTCATAAGCTACTACATCTACAGGAAGATTCTATACATAAAATACTATACCTAACGGATGAGATATTAATTCATAATTACCAGTTCCATCAACTGTATCAGCAAAAGTAAATGGTTCATATCCTTCAATATCACCAGACGGAAATCTAATATCTCCGATCCAATGTACAGGAGATGGTATATTTTTCTAATTATAAAATACTATTCCAAATCTATATACTTCGTCTCTCTAATACCCTAAAAAATTAGATACGTAAAATGGATCGCTATAATTTCTTATTCTAGATGTATTATCATTATTATAGATATATACAGTTTGACCGTTCTCTGGACATTTTAACTTAATAGTAGCGTCTACTCTTTTAGATGCAGATAATTCCATATTATAAGCTAATAATTTATTACCTTCTTCATCTACAGATGGAGTATTGTCAGATTCTATTAAGTCTGTAGTAACAAATCTATAACTTATATTTACTCCTTTGCCACCTCTAACGGTTCTACTATCATCATATCCGTAAGCATATTCTTCAGTTTCATTATTTGGATATACTATTTGACTATTCATAGGGTTAATACAGTCGTGTTCTTCTGGTATAATAAAGTCGTTACCTTGACCCAATAACTAATCAAAAGTTAAAGTTAAAGAATTTTCAGTTATACTAGAATTTAGCTATATTGTTCCATTTTTATTGCACCTATATGCCCTAGCATCGTAAGCTACATCCCATGTTATTTCTTGTAAGTTTGAAGCAAATAACCTATTATTCATTTTAGCTATACTCTTAGCATTAAATTCAAACGGAATTATATTGTTAAACTCTTCAATGGATAACTCATTAATATAATTCTTACCTATATCATTATATGTAAAAGTAATGGTAGGATTGTCAGATTTGGGCAAATCTAATTCATTTATAATGTATATTTTTGGTACTTGATTTTTATTAGTGTACTGTATTCCAATTATTCTAATTCTTTCAAATCTACCGTCATTAAATAATGTAGCTGACAATAGACACCCTTTGTCTGTACTTTCGTCTTTATTGTTTCCATTAAAGTTTTTAGATGAATTAGTGTTACTAGAAGATACAGGTATCATAGAACTTAGTGATGAAGTTGTAGTTTCACCGCCATGCACATTGAATAGCTAATAACAATACTGTACCATACCTGCTGGCAAATTACCAGAAGTCCATTCAATAAACTTAAATGGGGCAATAGTAGAACTTGGTAACAGATCAAAGTATGTACTATCTGTTATTGGACTAGTCTTACTAGTATTATATTTTTTCTATATGTTAATACATTTAATAGAAGTATTGCCATCAGATATATATACTTTACTAACATTATTAGATTCAAAGTTAGTGACAATAGATACATTATCTGTTACGTTTAACTAAGCCGATACGATCAGTGCCCAAGTTGGGCTAATGCTATTAAAGTCAGTTACTATCCAAAGATTATTAATTCTATTCTGTTCATACAATTCTTTAGTAAATACTATTCCACATTCTTCTACTTTTTCTTTATCTGTATTATACCATCTACTAACAGCTGTACCTAGTATATTTTCAGAAATATCTAAACCCCCTAAGTACTATCTGATATCCTCTATGTTCTGTAATACTCCAGTAGTCCCAGCATTATCTGTCAATAATCTGACATTCTATGCCCATCTATACTATTTATCAGATAACATAGTGATATCAGAATCTAAATTCATTCCCTCCAGGAAAGTATTTACTTGACTATTTATCTCCATAATCTACTGTAATTCTAATTATAAATTTCTTGTCTATCACCAGTTGTACTAAAGAAAGTACGTTCTTCATCTATTTCAGGAACTAACGTATTCCATGTGTACTTGATATTAGTTAGTTGATCCTGGTTCGGCATTAATGATTCTGCATAAGCTTGCTTTCTATAAAAATTATAAGAGTTCTTAGCATCTAACCATAACTATCTATGTACATCACCTTTTATATATTTAATATAAAGTATTTTCTATGCACAGTACCAGAAACAAGCTTCAAAGTAAGACTATACATCAGGTATCATAGGCATGCCATCCTCGTCAGTGTAGATAGCATGATATGAGATTTTTGCATATCCTTCTGGGACATTTGAGATAAGATATCCTGGTTTGACATCATATTGTGGCGTATAACTGAAATTAGTACCATTAAAATTAGTGTGCTGTAATCTACCATTTTTGCTACAAACTGTATAATTATTAATTAGTGTGCTAAGTGTCTATCTAGTATTAGTATCTTTATTAAGTATTTCTAGTGCGTCTTTATCTTTAGTAAGATTGTGAAGGTTCTTTACTAATGGTATTAATACATCATCGTGTATAATCATATTACAACAATCACAGTTATCTTTCTTATCATATACACTGAATGTACCAGTGCTCTTTTTCATAGGTATCCAACCACCACAATCACATGTAGAGTAAGCTACACTATTTAATCTTTCTAAGTCACATGGTAACTTAGCCTAATAACCATTGATAGGTATTACCTCTACTTTGTGATCTAATTGATTAACAGAACCTATATTCATTAAACTCTCTCCTATCCATTGTTTGATGTCTGTAATAGGTATTTCAGTTTCATTTAAACCTAAGTCCGCAATTACTTTAGCAATCACGGCTTTACTACTTGTCATTTTATATATCATGGCTGCTATTCGTAATCGTGAATATTCTATTTAATTATTTGTGCTAAATGCCTTTTATTTGCTCTAGTAAGTACAATCTAATACTTACTTTTGTTAGACACTAGCATGTCCTATTTATTCCAGTAAAGTCTATACTTGTAGAATCCTGAGTGTTCGTTAAGTAAATAAGTAAGTTTACCTAACTCTTTAGTAGCTTTATAATCTATTCTAAGACTTCTACCATCTAAATGTTTAGGCTGTTTCTTTACTATTTGAATACTACCCATTCTATAAGGTAATTTAACTTCTTTACTTTCTTCTAATAACTAATCTCTTAAGTGATAAAAATAGTCTGTTACTATCTTTCTATAAGTAGTATAATCTATATCATATACTGTATCTGGTTCTATACTACTTAAGTAATGATTATAGAATGAAGGTATAGTATAAGAAACTGTTTTGTTAGCTGATTTATTCAATTCATTCATCGTCTTATACTTCTATTAACATTCTAATTCATCACATTCTAAGTATCATCTTTACTATCATTAGTAGTATCAGATACTTGCTATCTCATAGTTAAGAAATCTTTAGTAAAGATTAACTACTTAACTGTTCCCCACATATAAGCTGGTAAAGGATATTCATCCTTATCTGGATCATAACACAGTTTGTCTTCAGTAGGATCTTCAGCAATTATTTCTACATCAACATATTCTAGTTGATTAGCATCACCTTCTACATATATTCTATTACCTTTAACATATGCAATATAATCTTTACAGGTATACTTTCTATATTTCTAGAATTTCATTTTAGTTTCAGAACCTAATTGAATAATATTACCATAGGCATCTTTTACTGTTATTACTGAAGTAGTAAGTTTAGTACCAAGTAAAGTCGGTAATTCTTTATCTCCTTGGTATTCTACATGACCTGGATCTTCTTCTATTTTATCCAAATGCATGCGTATAGTTTGATAAAAAATCTAATCAAGCTATTCACCTTTATCTAATTTCTATTTTAATAAGTAAGCTCGATACGTTTTTATCCACAATTCGATTTGGTGACGACTTAACTTTTCACTCTCACCTATATTATTATTTCTGGCTTCGAGTAAAATATCGTCAATAAGCATATTAAGTGACATATTAAATACGTATTTAAATTATAATTATAATAGTCATAAAACGCATTTTAAGACTTACTGTAAATTTTTATAGTATCTTAGATACACTCCTTAACAGAAACTAATAGCCTTTCTTAAAAAGCTTTATAATAATTTTTCCGAGCGAAGCGAAGGAACTTTGAGCGAAGCGAGGAAATATTATTAACATACATAAACAACAAAAGCTCGTCCACTATACAGTGAGCGAGCCTCGTAGAGGTGAGCGAACGTTGTGAGCGTTGCCGAGTATTATTTCATTGGAGCTGGTACATTAGGCATAGGTGGCATTGGTGGTTTTGGGAATCCACTCATGAACATCTTTTTAGTATCTTCTATCATCTTCCTAATATCAGCAACATCATTCTTTAAATCGTTTATTTCTTTACTATTGTCAATAGTATTTGTTATTATAGGAGCTTCTACCTGTGCTTCTAGTTGATCTAAAATATCTTTACACTTCTCCATTTCTTCATCATACTTACTTGCAGCTTCTTTTTTAGCTTTGAACTCATTATAGTTCTATCTAACCATATTAGCTATTTCTTCTTTGTTAGTAGCAACAGTAAGTCCTATAGAAGTATCATTAATAATCGAACGCTCAGCTGGCACTGATAGTTTCTTAGACTCTCCATTACAGCTAATAAACACATCAACTAGTTTACGTCTGCTCTATCCTGGTATTGGAAACTAACCTTGAGGTAAAGCTTCATCATAAGGATTTGAAACCTAAGTAATGGAACCAAGACTATAAACAGTAGTCTTTTTAAATGTTCCTAGAACTTCTAATACGTGCACGTGATCTCCTATTTTTAATTGACTAAATAACATAATTGAATTGGTTTTAGTAGGGCTACCTTTTACAGTAGCCCTAAGTTTTTTATTAAGCAGCTGGTGCTACAATATGATTTATAGTCTGAAATACTCCAGTACGTTTATCATAGTATATTAGATATTTATTACCAGTTGAAATTTCTTCTGTCAGCATCTAATCACCAGAACCATTTAGTAATGCTTTACCACTATTAGTATTTACACTAGTTGGATTAGATGATACCTAACTAGAACTAACAGAAGTAGCTACAGATACTAATGATCCTTCTGTTGCACCAGTAGCAGTATGATTAATATTTAATAATATTAAACCTCTGCATGGCAATTGTCTCCATTGAAATGGACATATTCCATAAGTAACAGTATTGTTAGTAGTATCTACATTAGAGAATATAGTATCTAATGTAGGTATACCACCTTGGTCAATACGTCTTACACGATAAGGATTAAAGAAAGGATTAAACATAATTACCTCCTTTCTTATTAGCAACCACAACCGCAACCGTCGTTATATCCGTATCCGTAACCAGTGAATCCACCGTTACATCCGAATGGGTTACAAGTTAAGTAAGCAGGTACTGGACAAGGACGCAACTGATTAACTAAGTTTTGAGTCTATTGCTGAGTAAGAGCAGATAATTGGTATCCTTGTTTTTCATCTCGCAATGTGTCAATCTTATTCTGCATTTCACGCATTTCCAGCTGACAGAATTTATCATTGATCATCTGAGTCTGTGCATCTATCTTAGCGCCAATTACATTAAATTTGTTAGCATTATCTGTTAGTAAGTTATTGAATCCACTAGTGATTGCATTCTACAAAGTATTAGTTTGCTGACAGATAGACAGTCTATTGTCTGCATTCATTTGAGTCAAGTTCAAATTAACAGAGTCAATTGAACGTTGAGTCTGGCAGCAGCAGTTAGCCAATTGAGAAGCTAAGTTAGCATTACCAGAAGTAATAGCATTAATTACTTCACAGCTAGCCAATTTAGTATCACAAGCAATCTGACTTACGCTAGTATTAATAGTATTCAAAGCTGTCTGTACAGCATTAATATCACAATTTAAAGTATTAGACAAAGAACTGATAGCATCTTTGTTACCTTGAATAGCCTGCATTAACAGACTTGTGTTAGTATCGGTATTCAACTGAGAAGCAAGACGACTAGCATCATCACTACCTCTACCAAAACCGTTACCTCCAAAACCGCCCCAGCAAAAGAAGATTAGGATGATCCAAATCCACCACCAACCGCCGTTTCCACCGAAACCGCCGTTGTTCATCATAGCCATAAGAGCAGCAGGGTCCATATTACCTTTATTTGCATTCTGCAAAAGTGCAGCTACACCTGGATCTATACCAGCGTTTTGTACTAAAATTTTTTCAGGTTCGTACATAGTTCTCATAAATTTTGATTAAATTAATATCTTGATATTCTTCTTTCATACATAGGTTCATATCTATGCATTCTTTCCTCTTCACGTTCACGATCTAAATATTCATCGTCTTCGTCATAGTCATAACCGTAGCGAGTCATTCTTCCTCCTCTACCTCTTCCACGTCCTCTACCACCACGAGCATAACGATACTCATGCTCTTCATCTTCATCGTCTTCAAGCATTAACATCGTCTTAGCTTCTTTGCGCAATTTATCACACATAATATAGCAATAGTAATACCACATCTTTCCTTCTTCTATATCTTTGTCATTCAACCAAGCTTTTGCTAGTTCTACAAAGTATTTAATGTGATCACTGCTTGTCATAGTAACAACTGCACGATAATAGTCTGAACGTATCATATTGAGAGCAACGTACCAATCATACTTGTTGTATTTCTCACCTTTCAGATTGATTCCGTACTGGTTAGCGATTGAAGTAGTTTCTTCTAAACTCCAATGTTCTCCACGAGAGCCATCTTCGTTTTCCATCTTAGAGACTGCTTTTAGTGCACATTCTTCATTAAAGTGTGGACCATACATAGCCTCATGACGCTCTATTTTCAGTCTTTCTCTCATTATACAAAATATTTTGATTATTGTTTTTATTTTTGATTTTATATCCATAATCTTGCAACCTATAGTATATCCATACGTTATATACGTAAATTAATATTTGAACAAATTATGGAAAATTGGAAACGTATTAATGGTTTTGATAATTATTTAATATCTACTTTAGGTAGAGTAAAATCTATTGCTAGATTAGAAATTAGAAAAGATAATAAACCACTACCTATTAAAGAAACAATACTAAAACAGTTTGTTGACATCAAGGGATATGCTCATGTAGGAATGAAACGTAATGACAACAAATGGCAAACTAAACAAGTACATCGTTTAGTAGCAGAAGCTTTCTTACCTAATCCGAATAACTCACCTTGTGTAAACCACAAAGATGAGAACAAATTAAATAATTGTATAGATAATTTAGAATGGTGTACTGTAAATTACAATGTAAATTATGGATCTCGTAATCACAATGTATCTAAATCATTGAAAAACAATCCTAAAATATCTAAAACAGTTCTTCAATTTGATACAAATGGTAATTTAATCAAAGAGTGGAGTTCACTCAATCAAATAAAAAGAGAACTAAATTTAAATATAAGTAGAATTTCTCTAAAATGTAGAGGTAAAGTAAAACAGTTTGGAAATTATATCTGGAAGTATAAGGAGTGAGAAATCACTCCTTATCTTTTATATATATAATTCTAGTATCAGTATTATTTATAAGTTTGTTAGAATTATCAATTATATATCTAGTAGTATTTATTTTCTTCCAGTCAAAATGTAAAAAACGTATAAACCAATTCTTATAATTACGCTTATATTCTTTTTTAGTATGAATAAATAGTGATTGTGTATTGCGAATGTCGATACTATGTGTTAGGAGCGTATCTCTTTTATTTATTACGATTGATGTCAAATTATTTGGTTTGATTTCCACTTTAAAGTCAGTTGATCTAACTACTACTGTAGTATCATGTACTACTTTCTACTCCTATATCTGTACCTATTTCAACTCCTTCTCTTTGATCTTTAATTTCTTTACTGTAGCTCGTACTTCTTGTATCAAGCTATCTTTGGTTTCTTTAAATTCATCTAGAGTAAGCTATAGAACTCTATTATCATTCTTCTACTATGTTGCTAGCTATTCATAGTAAAGATAGTTATTAGTTACTCTATCTATTTCTCTATTCTTCTTATCTAGCTAGTTATTCTAATAAAAACAAATGGCAGCGAGAATCGTAATGATAATCACTGCCATTGCTTTGTAATTTCTTTTAAACCAACCGATAATGTTACTTGTTAATCTTTTTGCTAGACTTATCAGTATTGGTATCATTTGTAATAGTATTTTGTTCTTCTAAGATGTCTGTTATATCTACATCTAAATATTTTTCTGCTTTCGACTTTATAATCTTTGTGAAGAGTCTTGTAACTAATGAATTAGGTTTTAATGCTTTCCTAGATTCTAATAATGATATTATTTCTGCAAAACATACTGCTCCTGCTGCAACTTTAGCTAACACCAGATCAGCATATGTCGTAAATATAAACTTATCTAATAAAGTAAATCCGGCTATCATTATAGCTGCAAATCCTAGTTTCTCAATAGTAGACCAAAACTTACCAGATTCAAAATAACTGTTGTTGGTTACTTGTCTACATACTTTATATCCATAGATTAAGTCTAGTATTATGAATAGAAATGATACACCTATTAATGGTGCAGCTGGTGCTAGTATAGTCGCTATACCTGTTAACCAACCTACTATAGATTGGTATCCATTAGCAAATATACGTCTTGCAAGATTCATTATATATAAACTTCTACTCAACACAACTTAAAATAATTTTATCTGAAATAAAAATGCTAGTCAATATTTATTACTGCTAGCATATGTTAAAGTCTCTGCAATTATATAACTATAACGTACTCATTATTCGTATGTTCTATTTCCCTTACGTATATCCAGGTAATCTAATAGCTCTTTATGTTTAATAGTTTTAGTAAGTAAAGAATAACAGTTAGCGTGTTTAAACCATCCTATGTAGCTAGCCATTTTTCTTCTATAATATTTGTAGTTAGTACTTCTTTTATTCAGTTTAGCATTCTTCTTACAATATCTTTTCTTTAATGCCTTTCTAACTAAAGTAAAGTTATGATATATTTTATATCCAACAAAATCTATACTTCTACTTTCTACTGGGAATACCTAATAGTTATTCTTTAACTATAGTTTTAAGTTATCTTTTAAATACTACTTTATATCTCTAAGTAATGTCTACAAAGACTCTTTATCTTTATAAAGTATTACTATATTATCTGCATATCTATAATAATACTTTATGTTTTTATCTTCTTTAACCCAGTGATCAAAGTAAGATAGATATAGATTAGCAAAGAACTAAGATAAGTAATTACCAATAGGCACTCCATCTGATGAATCTATTATTTCATCTAACAACTATAACAGTTCTCTATCTGATACCTTTATTCTAATTATCTGTTTTAATATATCGTGATCTACTGAAGGATAAAACTTTCTAATATCTATTTTAAGACAGTATTTAGTATTCTTTCTATCTTTTAGATCATGCTATATCTACTTAAGAACTTTGTGAATTCCTCTTTTCTTGATACAACTATAAGTCTAAGGTATCATCTAATTAATCCACAAAGGTTCCATTATGTTCATAATAGCGTGATGTACTATACGATCTGGAAAGTAAGGTAGTTTAAATATTATTCTTTCTTTAGGTTCATATAATTTAAAAGTAAAATATTCAGAAGTTTTATAAGTATGATTGATTAACATATCCTGTATCTACTTACAAAATCTTTCTATATCTGCATCTACTTTCTTTACATCGTTTCTATGAGTTTTATTCTTTCTAGCATTATGATGAGCTAGCTTTATATTATCTAAATCTGTTATCTTCTAATATAAATTCTTAAATTTCTTCATAGTCTGAAATTACAAAGAGCTTTCGATATTTCACTACTAACCCTTAATAAATTATTTATATTTTTTACCAAGTGGTAAGGTCCTTCTCAGTAGTTGGCTATTATATGATAAACTGAAAATATTATGATACGCAATTTCATTGAACTGATATTAGCATTGGAATTACTAACCTCATTATTGGAATTAAGATTGAATAGACCTGCTTTGCTGCTATTGTCAGAGTTACTACTTTTTTACTTAAAACTAATAATGCATACTCGTTCTAATTCTAGAGAAGCAACCTGTGGGTATTACTTAACTATACCGTATTGCATAATTAAGTCATTACTCCGCCCACGGGAGATATGTTAATCGAGAACCGATAGCAGCATTGGAATTACCAACCCCAATATTGGAATAAAGATAGAATAGACCCGCCTTGCCGCCATCGTCAGAGCGACCACCGATTAACAAACAATGTTCTGAAGTATCAGTATCACCCCAGTTATAATCACACCAGTATGTAGTTTCTGAACCACCTGAAACAGACACAGCAAAGAAATCACAAGTAGGTGTAGCCTTAATCTCAGTTTTATAACCACTGCTGACCATTGTACTAGCACATAAAGATTTGTAACTAGCATTTTTATTAGTTGTAAACTAATCTGGTTTCACAGATTTATACCAAGTTCTATAACCATTACTATACACGCTAATAACATCATCTGTATGTTTCCATACATGACCAAATGGATTTTCAATTCCTCTATATCTGTTACACTTACGTGTAATAGTAGAAGTGTTTGATCCAGACTAATCAGTCTATTGTATAGTTACTGTAACTTCACCAGAACCACTACCTAAGCTATCAGAACTTCCTGTTGGCACAAACGACCAAGTTTGAGCTCCGTTGATAGTTGCTGTTCCTGTAGTACAACCAGAACCCAATCCACCTTGTCTAAATCCTTCAGGAGTTAGCTCAGTATTAACAGCCTTTTGTGAATTTCTAGTAGCATATTCTACTAAGAACAAATGACATATAGCTCTATGTTCTTCATATGTATAAAGATTCCATTTAGCTTCTCCGTCAAATCCATTAGCTCTAGCCCAAGTTCTGCCATTAGTTCTATTGAAGTTAACAGTAGGTAGTTGACCTTTTACACTAACTAATTTATCGCTACTTTTATACACTTCATATGCGCTAACATATGCTTCTTTATGATGATACCATCCTGGTTTAGCGTGAGGACATAATTTCAAATTATGTGTTTTTGTACCTGGAACGTAATCATCAGTATACCAAAATTCTGGTATTCTAATCATTATATTATCTGAATCTCTACTAACTATAGACCACTAAATATTAGTGGCGTTTGCATACGATGTTTTCTAAAACTAGTCATCTATAGGCAATATAATTTCTGAAACGGTGTCTTCAATATTAGTAATATCAAATGGTTTCATCATACTCTATATAGGCAATGATCTATGCATATCCATATTACCAATACGGGTACAATCTGGATTAGAAGATGTTTCTGACCATGATACACCATACCAGTCTTCTGGTTGAGTTCCTTCTATAGGAATAGTATCTATATTAGGAAGTGTCGATGTTAGTTCTATATTATAGTTTACAGTAAAGTGATTAATATTCCTTTCTATTCTTTTATACGTAGCTACATTTTCCCAAATATACCCAACGTACCATATTTGTAAATTATCTCCATTAACATAAGCTCTGAGTCTACCTTTATTAATAAAATCAGAACTGCATCTAACTTTATAATTAACAACTGTTGGAGAAAACGAACCAAATATTTCAATATCTCCATACAAAGTTGTGTTACTATAATCAATAGCAGAAACAGCTCTAACTGTAATACCATATTTAATGTATATACTATCTGTAGTAGCAGTATTTCTAGTCAATTCTATTATTTTAAAATATGTATCTTTATCTGAACTAGTTTGTAACGACTTGTTAGATTTATTCTAAGAAAAATGCTCACTGTGGTATCCATCTACCATATCTGCATTCAGATTAGTACATAGAGTAGTAGAAGATACTTGTATAGGTGCAGTGCCATCTGTTGTGTAAGATATTAATCTGCCAGCATGAACCCCTTTCCAATATCCGTCTTTATTGCCAAGATTAATAGAATTAGTTTTAACTTCTACTGGACCAAAATAATCAGCAAGTAAACATACTATTTTTTCAGTACCAGCTCCAAATATCAAATTACCTCCAGCATTATATATTCCTGTTAAAGTATTATTGAATATTACATCTTTATAAAAAGTCTTCTATCCTGTAATAGTTTGCGCGGTATCAAGTGTGACATACTTAGTAGTAGGATCTACACCTAATGCACTAGTTACATTAGCCTTAGTTATACTAATAGTACCACCATTTGCTAATGTTATATTACTACCTATCTTAACACCACCTAATGCACTAGCTGTAGCAGCAGGTAATACATACTTATTAGCTTCAGCTTCAATAGCAGCTAGTTTATTCTTTTCAGGAGTAGTATAATCATTAGTACTAAGACCTTTACCTTCAACTTTATCTACTTTTTGAGTCTACAGTTGAGTAATATTACTATTCAATGTCTCTTCTACACCAGTAGCTCTTTCTACTTCATTTGCTATAGCTGTAGCATTAGCTGATTCAGCACCTTTAGCTCTAGTTACTTCACTAGCTAAATCACTAGTTAGTTTCTATTCTGCTTTCTCTGCTCTAGTCTATTCAGCTGTTACAGTAGTATCTGTATATGATTTAGCTTGTTTAATAGCATTAGCTATAGAACCAGTAGTAGCTTCATTACCATTAATAATAGTAAGCTTATCTTCATTTACTTTTACTCTATTAGTAAGTGAAGATATGTTGTCATTAATAGTAGTATCAGCTTGAGTTCTATCTAATATCTCTTGAGCTAAATCATCAGCTACTTCTTGAATACTACCTTCAATAGCAGTAGTATCAAATGAACCTGATAAAGCATCCCAACCATCTTCAGTCCATACTACATTAGTACCAGCATCATAATGTTTACCACCTAAGTTAAATGCATTAGTAATATTATATACATCACCAACTACATTGTTGTCTTTAGGTAGAGCTTCAAATGTACTAGATCCTTTTACTTTATAAGCACCAGATAATTTAGCATCTACTTGCGCCTTAGTATAAGTATCAGACTTGTCTGCTTTTAATGCTAATGCTGCATTAGTTGCAGCAGTGTGATCAGTAATCTTACTGTCGAGCTCTTCTTCTTTAGCTTTCGCCCTATTAGTTTCTACTAAGATAGCTGCATTTCTATCACTAACTTCTGTAGCAATAGCTTCTTTTCTATCTTGTACTTCTTTGTTTATAGCATTAGTATGTTGCGTGTCTACTTGAGTAGATCTATTAATTTCATTCTGTAAATTAGTACTAATAGTCTATTCAGCAGATTCAGCTCTATTCTTCTCAGTAGCTATATCATTGCCTAATTTAGTTTCAGCAGCACGAGCAGTAGCAGCTTCTTTATCTATATTACTTTGTAAAGTAGCTAAAGACTATTCTAATGAATCTGAATCAATAGCAATACTAATCACATTATCTTCACTAATACTAACGTCTTTACCTGGTTTTAACTTATTAATTAAGTCATTATAATCACCAGATGTAGCTACTGGTTTAAAATCTGGTTTGTTAATAATATTATCCCATTGTACAGCTAGATCACCAGATGCACTAATAACATTAGTTTCTTGATCAATTTCAATGTTTAAACCTGCAATGAGTTTCTTCTAATACTTTGCACGTATATCAGCAAAGGTATCAATCATCTCAGTATGAAGTTCCTATAACTGATGCTGCTTAACAAAGTCTAAGAAGTCTTTAGATGTAATAATACCAGCAGAACTTGTAGAAGCTACTGGTATTGAAACAGTTTTATTACTTCCATCATACTTAAACATTACCATAGTAATGCCATTAGGATTTGAAGTATTAAACTGTATATCTTTTATTACGTCTTTTACCTCTTCATCATCTACTTTACTATCTACATCACTAATGTTTGCTTTATCATTAAGCAATTTGTTTACCTATGTTTTAGTATAGTAGTTACTAAGATCAGGTGTACCACCAGAGGCAGCCAGCCTTACCCATTCGGTTCCATTGAAATATTTAATGCTACCACCGTAAGGATTATCAGATAAGTCAACCCAATAGTCTATTTCTTCCGGATTAGGTTGAACAGATGTTGCAAAAAATATTATCCTATTTGTTACCATATGTATTTGTTATATTAAGCTGCTGGAGTTTCTAATGCAGCAACTCTTGTAGTTAATGCGTCAATTAAATCTTTTAAAGCTTTACCTTGTGCAGCAGCTAAAGCTTCTGTAGTACTAGTACTCGTTAAAGTGTTATTTATAGTCACTTTAGTATCTGCTGTAGGAGGTGTATATCCTAATGCACTAGTCACATTAGCTTTACTAAGACTAATTGTACCATTACTATAAGAAATATTTGCTCCTACCTTTACTCCACCAATAGTTTCAGCTGTAGCTGTTGGTAAAACATATTTATTTGCTTGTGCAGCAATACCATCCAGTTTAGTTTTATATGCATCAGTAAAGTCATTACTGGATAGTTCTTTTCCTTCTACCTTATCTACTTTACCTGATTCAAGTGCAGCAATTCTAGCACTCTGATCATTATCTGTATCATCGTTTAAAGGTAACCATTTACTACCTCCGGCGTAATACTTAATTACATTACCTTTTGGATCTGCTGATAAATCAACCCAATACTCGAATTCTTTAGGATTTGGAGCTATATAGCTTCTTGTTATTCTTGTCATATACGTATATTTTAATTATTAATTCTAATGTAATGCAAATTGCACTAAATTTTTACATCCATTTGGATCACAATATTGTATTACTGGTCTAGCCACTCTTACTGCACCAGTATTATTAGCATCAAATACTATACTAATATTATCTGTATTTACTATAGGATGTATCCAATCTTGACCACCAACAAAAGATAATCTACCTAATGTTCTGTTAATAGGTATATTAATTACTTCACCCTCTTTAGTTATACGATGAGGAGTCATATTATACGCATTAGCTAGTTCTGGTATGATGCTGATAGCCGAACTATCCTAATACATAATACTATAAAATATTGTTTCTTTATTCATATTACTATAACGCATTTTAAGGCGTTTTAAGCCATTTTCTTTATTAAATGAACAACTCATCCATTAAACTCTAAAAGCTTCTTAGAAGAGTCTTTTGGCTGGTATACGTCGATGTGTGACCATCCATCAGTATTAGCTTCTAATCTAATAGGGTATTCAAATAATTCAGCATTCTATCTTACTATGTTATTCACTGCATTACTATCTAAATCCTTTACATTAAAATCTATTGCTTTACCCAAACAGTGTGCGGATAAGTAAATGCTACTTTTATTCTTTACTAGTTGACACATATTACAACGCAATCCTCTCTGTGAGAACTATCCACCTGTTTTCCAAGTATTAATAGTGATAGGTTTATTGAATATCTTAGTACGTAGTATATACAAAGTACTAAGTAATTCAGTACTTATAAACTACCAAGAAGTTTCACCAAATTTAGAGTAGCAATGAGGGCATACTAATTCACTTACTTTAAAATAAGGTTTTAATTTATCTATTAATTCATTTCTGTCCATACTTCGCTATTTAAAATTTCACTTAACTCATTACTGTCGTAAAGGTAGGAAGAAATTTCTTCCTCTCCCAATACAGGTGCGACAAAATCTTCGTGTAACAGAATCATTGTTCCGTCAACACTTCTTCTTGCGTGGATGGGCGGAACAATTCCATGTTCCATACACCATTCTATTGTTACTATAACGTATCTCATTTTGTTATCAAATTTTCAAGTACATAATCAATCAAATCCTGTTCGGTAAATCCGTCATTTTCTTTCGTAGGAACGGAATCGAACAAGATAGATTTATAAAACTCCATAGAGCCAAACCTAGTCCGACTGTTGCTATCCGACAAGAATAATGACATATTTGTACCAGTTTGCCCATAAGTACCTGCTAGAGTTGCCTTCTCTTCACCTACATAGCAAGTCATTAATTCATTGTTGGCTGAAAGGACATAATCTGTCTTGTCCTCTACACTAGGCGTAAATTCAAAGTTTGTATAAGCGTTGTTACCGAACCTTACAGAATTTGCACTTTGTCCTTGCAATAACATCCATCCTTTATTACCTGCCGCTATTGAAGTTGTCGAGAACATACCTTTTGAAGTGGCAGGTCTTATGATGGCACATTGGAAGAACATCATATAATTTTGCAGTGATTTAAAGTTCTCTACAACACCGTAATCATCCACTCCGTCAGTCACTAGGGCGTTGGGATATTTAGGCAGGAACTCTATTGTTACGTCCATATCTCCTATATCCCCTGTAACTCCTATGGCGTTATACAATGAAGTGGTTCCTTCGGGATAGGTTAATGTCACCTCATGTTCCCCGTTGTCAAAAGTATAAAATCCGCCATTTCTGTTTACCAAACTAACTTGTCTGCCATCAGAAAGACCTGTAACCTTAAACTTATGCGTTGGGTTAGAGTTTGCCGGAACTATGTTTACCATGCTATCCGTAGTGGATAGTTTTTTAGTAATATGAATAATTCTGTTATCTGTAACAGTAACATTTGCTCTATCGGGTAGAATATTGGTGCTAGAAATGTCATACCCACCCACACCGCTCATTGCAGCGAACAGGAAATTGTTCAGTTTCAGCGGTCTGTTGTTTCCACTGAAATCCTGCAAGTATGGATTGGCTTTTAGTATCTCGTTTGTGGGAACGGATTGTCCTGACGGGAGCTGGGTAATGGTAAGACCTATGTAATCAGTTACTCCACTTACTCCCATAAAAGCAACAGTTGTAGCAAAACTATGAGGAAGTACATTTTCTCCGTCTTTTAACTTAATATTTGTGATTTGATCACTATTTTCATCCAACTTCACTCTATATACTAAGTTTTTATCACCAAGACCTTCTATAAATACGGAAAAAGATTCTGTTTCTTTTCCTATGGATGCTATTCTAAAATTGTCTATCAAACCATTAACCACAATCTTATTGTTGGTTATACTAACAGAATTAGGGTTATAATTTTGCCAATCATTAAAATTCTGTGTATAAACATCCACAGGCTTTGACATATCATACCAAAACACCATGTGTTCTTTCACCCATTTTTCTATATTGGGTTTAGGATTAACAGTTCTATCATATTCTCTCTCGTCTACTATAACTCCTCTATCATCAACATCATATTCTAATACTTTATTGCCTAATATATGGTGCATTGTTATTATTTTCATTTCTTTCTCTATTTCTATACATATTATCTACTAATAAATCAGCTATAACATTTATACCTAACTATTTACTATCGCTGATTAATTGTTCCTACATTACTACTAGGAGCATCTAATAGATGCCCTCTAGTAGTTCTCTATCGCTTAACTATTTAATTTGATTGTGTATATTCATAAAATTAAGTCGGATTGTTTCCTATGTATTGTGCAAAACCACCATAAATATCTACATAGAAATTACCATCATTTAGAGTATCATCATCTGCTAATTGCACACTTATATTCAAAGCAGTAACTTCAGCACTATATAATATTAAAGTTGCATATATTGGATGAGCATTACTACCAGTTACACCTTCTGTTCTATAACTTCCATATACTCGTACATCACATGGAGTCCAAAAATAACGAGTCCCGCTAGTTATAGTTATTCCTACCGCTCCTGCTCCACTTCTAGTACAACTAATTTTACTATCACTAAAATTATATATACTGTGTATACTAGACGATACCACTGCATATGAACTACCATTGTACTAAACTTCAAACTTTAGAATAATACCAGAATCTGAGCAACCATCGTGCGAACAATTTGTAATGAGCCATCCCTATGGAGTACTAACTACGTTTAATATACCGCCGTTATTACCTTTAGCTAAAACTAAAGTTCTTTCATCTGTATAAGTACTTCCTCTACTATCATATGTAACTATGTGCAGATCACCTTCTGTTCCAGTAATAGCTCTAATTGATGGATATTGTCTACAAACAATAGTCATTTCTGTACCATAATTATCTTCACTAACACTTGGTAATATCAATTTGTTTGTATAACCTCTTTTTGCTCCAGTCATATGTATAATTTTAGAATAAGAAGGATTAGCATATACGCTTATTGCATTAGTAGAACTAGTATATAATTCTAATGCATCTTCCCAACCATCTGATTGATAAGAATATAACCTACTATTTGAACAATATGTATCACCATATTTAGGATCATCTATATCAGATGAAGATCTATTTAGATGTGTAATATTTAGAAATCTATTTTTAGTAAAACAATTTTCAAAATATAGATCTTTAAACGTACCAGCCTTAGCATTTACAGTACCAGTAAACGTACCATTAGATGCTCTAAATTCACCAGTACTGCTATTCATATATAGTTTAGCTGCACTAGATGAACTACCTCCATCACCTGACCAAAATACATTATTAGAGAAATGAAATGCACCTAATACAGCATTATCTGCCAACAATGTATTAATTGCCATGGCACTAACACTAGACACTAATTCCCAATATGATGAACTAGAACTAGGAGTTTGACCGTATACTCCGCCAGAATTAACAGTCTTAACTAGATATACACCACCTTTGTAAATTACCTAATCTCTAACATATGCATTACTAGGATTTTCATAATTACTTAGACCTATTGATGATGCTGTAGCATAGTAATATCTAGTAGATGAATTCCAAACTCCTCTAAATCTAATATCTGTATATTGAGTGTTAGCAGCTGACCCATCTTGTCCATTCTAACCATCAACTACAACGGTAACGGTTGCAGATGCTGCCACAGGATTATCGTTATAAAGTGGATACTCAGATGGATTAAATGCTACAGTGTAATAATTATATTTAGCAGAACTGGCTATATTGAATGTAATACTAGATACTCCAGACCATCCCTTGCTTATTTCTGTACCACTAGATGAACTAGTTGGTGCACTACTATTACTACCATATATTTCCCAATAACCAGATACAGCTGTTAATTTTCCAGTACCTGTTTTCTTGTATGCTCTAAATGTCATACTACTAGGTTCATAAGATGCAGTTCTAGTCAAACGTATTGTAGCTGCTCCTGGAGATATTACATAAGTAGTAGCATCAGTACCAGGTGTTCCTGGGTCTCCCTTATCACCCGGATCCCCTTTATCTCCATCTTGTCCATCTTGACCGTCTTTACCCCACTTAGTCCAAATAAATCCATCTTTCCAATCTCCCCATTTACCATTTTCTTTCTTACGTGTCCAACATACTTGATATGGTATGCTTTCTGTTACGCTTACTCCATTATCGGTATAAGTGAAAGTAGCACCTTTACAAGTCTTAGTAGGTATATAATCATCTTGCTAATAATCACCATTTAAATATTGTGATCCATAAGTAGGAGAAGCTGGATAATATTGCTCATTTCTACTACATAGAGCTGCTTGATCATAACTAGAGAACCTAGCGAATATGTATTCGTATCCATCCCCATCTTTACCTTTATCTGCAAATACAGACCATAAGCCTGGTTGTGAATAATCTCCCCATTTCTAAGTACTCTTATCTTTATATCTTTGAGTTACATATTCATATCTATGTGAATCGTCTACTCCCTATGGATTATCAAACCACTGTGTACCATCTGGTCCAGTACCTGTCCAGTCTGTAGTTTGATTAGAATTTGGTTTTTGAGGATAATTGTCTTTATCATTATTACGTGCGTATAAGAATTCTATACTATTACCGTCTTCACCATCTTTACCATCGGCTCCGGTAAGTCTTATTAACCCAGTCCAAGCAGTTAATGAACCATCTGCGTTTTTAAATCTATGAATTTGCCATACATATTGACCTTCTGGTGGAACCATTTCAGAATCTTCAGACCATCCAGACGCAGCTTGATCAGTAGGTATACTTGGAGTAGTAGCTGATATTTTATATCTATATTGATAATTACCGCCACTTAAACCAGTCTCACCCCATTTAGCCCATATAGCTGGTTTTTGAAACGATGACCATACACCATCTGTTTTTTTACGTACGCTTACCCATTCAAACATCAAGTTTTCTCTAACTCCTTGGGGATCATCAGTCCAATACATTCCTCCAGGAGAAGTAGTAGTTTGTGCTACACCATTAATAAATGCCTGAGGACGCGCTTCATCATCTGTATTATTAGCAGCTACAGGAGTATCAGGTGCAATGTTTTCAGCTTGTGTACGATAGTAGATATATTCATAACCATCGCCATCCATACCTTTTTCACCCCATTTTGACCATAAAGTAGGACCTTGCCAGTTACCCCAATTACCAGTACCTGCTTTAGCAGCTGGTTTAGTACGTTGAGCTACCCATTCATATTGCCAAGTTTCACTAACACCTTGTGGGTTATCATACCAACCATTGTTTGGTTCTGTATAATCATCTCTATTACTATTAGCTGGTAAAGTAGGTGCAGAATTATTTTGTGTAATCTTATATACAAACTCTATATCATTACCATCGTTACCATCTTTACCATCAGCTCCTGTTAAACGGAAAGGTTCTGACCAACCAGAAGTAGACTTATCTGAATAAACAGTTTGTATAGACTGCCATACCCAAATACCTTTTTCTGGATCTCCTTGCGGTGGGTCCATAGTCCAAGTGTATTTATTGTTTGGGTCTTTAGGTGGAACCGTATCACCTATAGGAGTAGGTGGTGGTACGCTTGATTCAGTATATGCAAATCTAGTATACTCACCATCTTTACCAGCTACTGAAGCACCACGGAATCTATTAGGATCTCCCCATTCTACATTAGGATCATCTACTTCGATAGAGCTTTTAGTAGACATCCATATTGCTGAAGCTGTATAGTTTCTATGCCAACCGTTAGTAGTACCATCACCAGTAGGTCTATCAGGTATAGCATCGTTATCGTTATATGTAGTCCATAATGAATTAGGTTGTAAATGGAACTATAATACTACTGTCTTTTTAAATGTAGCATTACCTTCACAGTTAATTAACAAGTCTATATGAGGACTATTAGTAACAGATAAAATATCTGTAATTGTGAATATACCGTTAGCCATCGTACACTTAAGACCTGTTGCTTCCCAAGTCAAGAAGTAAGATCCTTCAGCATATACATCTGAATATGATAATTCTGTAGTACCTTTAAAAGCTTGTACTCCAAATGTTAAATTATCTAGCTAGCTATACTTATCTAATATGTTTAATTCATTATCCACAATAACAGATAGGTTGTCTTTAGTAAGATTTACTGAGTAAGCATCCTATCCTTTGAGACTATCTTCTTGTTCTGGAGTAAACTAAATCATAGCACCTGTCATGTAGACATTAGTTAAGTAAGCACCATCTCCATGTAGTACTCCATCATCTGGAGCTCCAGGAATAGTCAACCCTTCTATTTTACCAAATTGTGATGCTATATTAGTCCAATCTATTGCCCAAGTACTAACATCTTTTAAGAATCTTTTATAATCTCTAGTAGAATACGCACTAGATTGTCTTGTCTCATCTAAGAAATTACCATATACTGCAAATTTCATATTAGCAGTAGGATGTTGAGTAGTATTAGGCTTTAGTGAATATCTAAATTGTTTACCCCTTTCATCTAGAATTTCAATAGGAGTAAAGTAAGCAGTGCTAAATCCCTGCATTTTTTCAAACCCACATTCATCTGTACCTGGAGTAGTTTCATTTACTCCACTAATATTATGCCATATACCTCTACATATATCATTAACGTGTAGCCCACTGTATTCTCCTTCTTCTAGTTTAAGTGTGGCTATCTAGTTTTTAGTATCTACTGATTCAATTGTACCAAAAGCAATGGAATTCCACAGTTCGCCGCTTACTACATCTACTCGATTAAAACGCA